TTTTAATATTTAAAATGTCTGTTACAGGATTGGGATATACACTTATATCTCTCGTTGTTTCTAGGACTCCTTGTGGCCAGCCTTGCTCACAGTAAGAGTATAGATCTACACATGCTTCATCCCAAGCAACTTCGCAGCAGTAAGGATCTATATCGATAATCCAAGCGTAACAGCCATCGTTTAACCAGTAGGGTTCACCAGGACCACCTATGCACCCTGCGTCATATAGACATGCATCTTCATCTGGTGTATTTGCTAATTCATTATAATTGTATGCATCAGGATCCATGCAGTCAACTAGTACATCGATACAAGAGCCGTTGTCTGTGTTAGCAAGTTCATCATAGTTGAGAGCTTCAGGATCAGTGCAACCATAAATGTAAGGTATGCAACTAAAGTCTTCTGTATTAGCAGAGGCATCATAGTTAAGCATGCTAGGATCTGTACAACCATAAATATAAGGCTCGCAGTTCGATGGATCGTATTCAGCATTTGCTGCAGGATTGTAATTAAACATACTGTTGTCAGTGCATCCGTATACAAAAGGCTCACACTCTCCATCATCAATGTTTGCATTTTCATTGTAGTTGTAAGCCGATGGATCCATACAGCCATATATATAAGGTATACAGCTGTTATCGTCTACGTTAGCAGATGGTAGATAGTTATAAGCCAAAGGATTCATGCAACCCAGCACAACAGGAATGCAACCTTCGTTGTCAACATTTGCTTCTTCGTTGTAGTTAAAAGCATCAGGATCCATACAGCCAAAAACAGCTACCGTTTGGCAACTGCCGTCATCAAAATCAGCCTCGTACCCCTGAGTGTAATATTCTAGATAACCAGCTTGTGCGCAGCCAGCTTGATAATAGCAACTACCATCTTCTGTGTTAACATCACTATTGTAGTTCTGTGCAGATTCATCTGTGCATCCATATGTATATGGCTCACAGTAATTACCGCATCTTAAATATGGTGTATATACCTGATCAGGATCTATTGGATCTAACCATGGATTAGTTCCCTTCTCAAAGACTATATTTCCATTAGGACTTATTAATTTGAATCCACATTGTGATACATCAGTGCTCGTACCACCTTCACCAAAGAAACTGCCAAACTCTACTTCGTAAAACTTAAACTCTACATGTGTTTGAGAGCTTACTGTTATATCATAGAAGGCTTGCTCCTCTGTGCATGTAAACGCACCAATAGGTTCGCCGTCCTGCACAACACCTAAATAAGATCCATCCCAGCCGTCACCACCTCCGTCAAATAACATAAGCGTGTATTCACACTCAGGAATATAATCCATGATATTTGCCTCTGGATCGTAGTTAAATGCATTCTCGTTAAGGCATCCTGGAACAGCAGGAGTTACACATAAACTAGAATCATTGTTTGTAGCAAGGGAGTTGAACTCTAAGTATTCTGGATCTAAGCAACCAAATGGCGGATTGTCTGGAGGGCATGGGTTTAGTAAATTAGGTTCACTAATCGCTTCATATCCGTAGTCAGGATTCTGTCCTTCAAACGGCAGTATGCTGTATATAGTATTACCACACTCTGTATACACAAGAACGTCTCCATCTGTAAATCCACCTGTTGTAGATCCTGCAAGTCCATCTCCAAACGTATCGTATATGTTAAAAGTAAACTCAACTCCAAGAGGTATGCAGTATTCTGTTGTTACAGTAAGTCCCTCTGTTTGATAAAAACCTATATCTTCACTAGCCAATACTATCGGGATACTATCTGTTGTGACTATCTCCCAACTTGTTTCCCACTGAGAATATGTATCTGCGGTTATACTTACATATACTTTTTGGGTAAATATATTACCACACTCTGATACTTCACCATACTGACAAGACTCCCCAAATTCACTCTCTATACCAGCAAAAGGATTATAGTTTGTCGCTAAAGAATCTAAACAGCCAATACCGCAGTTTGGATTTTCAACGATTAGTGTATCCATAATGCCACCAGGAGACTCTACTATAAAATAGTATTCATCATTTGACACAGGTGAAGACGGCACACCACCGTAAAAACTACCATCAAACCATTGACCGTATGGCACAAATTGTAAATTATCTAAGTCATCACCCCTATAAAATCCAACTGGATTACATCCAGGTTCAGGTATAGTCCACATGACTTGTAGTTGACCTTGATTTGGCGCAAAAGGAAAGCAATCAATTTGCCCTTGAAGATTTTGAACACCAGAGCAAATAGGAGGTATACTGTCGTTGCTAGGTTGTCCTAATACACATGATGCTATCACCCAAAATAAAAAAACCAATAAGTAAGATTTATTTTTCATATTACAAATATAATTTATTTACACACCTATTATTTTTTCTATATCACCACTGGCTACACCATTAACCTCACCTATGTTAGCACTAGCTACAAGATTAACGTCATTAGCATATCCTGCTAACGTAACCACTAAAGTTATTGTCCCAGAAAAATCTATGCCTACAGTTTGGCTTCCGTTTGATACACCAGAAAGATTGTCAGTGTCTTGGAAATCACTATCATGATCTACAATAGCACATATAAAACTATTATTATTTTGAATAGCTGTACGAGCTGCCGCATTTAATGTAATAGCATTATTTGCTCCATTAGCATTCCAAGTAGAAAGTTCGCTTGAATATGCAGTACTAAAATCTACATTATTAAAATCGTCATTTATAAGATCATCACTTGCCCCACCAAAAGCGTCACTTGCACAAACTATAACATCAGCAGTACTAGATATACCTTGACTCTCTATATTTAAAACAGCAGTACCTACTGCAGATGTAATAGATGATGAATCAAATTGTAAAAAAGATCTTATATATCTAAATGTACCTCCACCTCTACCTGCGCTTTTAAAGTATTGAACAGCACTATCTTGAGCTGTGCCTTGTGCTGTGGATGTGCCAGAAGCTTCATCTCTAGCTGCTGCTTGAGTTGTATCAACTGTACCTATAATCCTACCACCTTTATTTAAGTTTATAGTAGGCATTTAAAATACTTTTTTAGGGAGGTAATATGTAGTCGAATTAAAATACATATTAGACTTAGGATTTACAGAAATAGCTTCATATGAAACACCTTCTATGTTATGAATAGTATTAGCATAAGCATTTGCGTTCCACCATGTAACTTTTGCTCCAGGCTTACATAATGATGCTATAGTAGTACTAAATAAAGTCCAGTCATCTTCTCCCCATGTATCGTAAAACACTCCATCGTAAGTAGATAAAGAATCTTTTACTTCATACCAACCTCCTTCTACTATGGTGACATTAGGCTTACCTGCAGCCCAAGCTTTAGCTTTCTCTATAACTTGAGGGTGGTTTTCTACTATGGTGTGGGATGATATAGAGTTAGACTGAATATGTTCAGCAGATATTCCCATACCAAATCCTATTTCTAATATATCTCCACCTCCTTCACACACATAATTAGCAGATGCTTTCATTATAGGATCTTCCCAAGACATCATGACCTGCATTTCCCCTCCAAATGCCTCATCTGTATAATATATCCTGTCAGACTCAAATATCAATGTTTCGTCTATATAACCCATTACGCTATTTTTACGAATGTGTTATCTGGGTTAAGGAACATTTTTTTGTCGCTTACATTAAGAGAGTGTCCAAGTATTCTAACAAATTGACCAGAAGAAGATGGAGCTGTAAGTGTAGCTTCCCCAGCCGTTGCCGATGCATATACTATTGCTCCTTCACTGTCAGTACCTGCGGTATATGTAGAATTTAATGTTACACATCCTTTTATAATCATACCATTTGAAGAGTTTCCGCTTCCTGCAGCAGCTGTTGCAACACCAACTATTTGATTTACAGTAGTCTCTGCATCAGCATCTATTAATGTCCATACACCATTTCTTAAAACATATATGGCTCCAGCAGTAACGCTATCATTACTTATGCCCGTTAATATTTCAGCGCCAGTTCCAAAATCACCAGCACTATTACCGCTAATTGAGTGAATTACTGATCTAGCTGAAAGCTGCCCAGTTGACACATCTCCTGTGGTATCAAGCGTACTAGAACCTATATCTATATTACCAAAACCAGAAGTTATGCTTCCGCTATTCAAAGCGCCAGTAGCAACAATATTTGCTTGAGTAAAGTGTTCATCTGCAGAAAAGTTTGCTAATGAATCATGATCAATAGTGCCTTGAGTAGCTACTTGTATTACACCACTATTGTTTACAAATGCTGTACTACCCATAGTAAGAGTACCAGCTATAGTAGTTGTTGAAGCAGCACCTGCTCCTATTGTAACATCTACCTCACCACTTGCATCTCCATCTTCTATTGTAAATCCAGTAACTGCGCTTCCATCATGAGAGGCAACTTGCATTAATATTTTTCCACCCTCTTGACCGCTACCAGTTTCTTTAGAAGCACACTCTATTAAACCATACTGTTGTCCTGTATTACCAGCGTCATCATGACCAATAAAATAAATCTGTCCAATTTTATCTCCATCGGCAGAAGTTCCTGAATCTCTACTTTTTGCAAATATTATGTTTCCTGAAAGTGCGTTATTTTTAGTGTTTTCTAATTGTAACACAGGCTGAAAGCTATCACTATCTATAATAGAAAGTATTGAACCATTATATGTTAAGTTGCTTGAACTTTGTATTGCGCTTGTTCCATTACCAAAAAGTAATTCATTAGCTGTAAAACTTGTAGCGCCTGTGCCTCCATTGGCAACAGGCAGCGTTCCTGTTACATTAGATGTTAAATTACAATATGTTGTAGAAGTGCTGCCCGTACCTCCATCTCCAATAGCTAAAGTTCCAGTAATAGAAGAAGCTCCAAGATCAACAGCTAACTTACTTGATTCTATAACTAGACCTCCGTTAGATTTTAAGTCAGCAGATAAAGTGCCTCCTGTTAAGTCTAAGCCATCACCAGCTGTAAATGTAGTGCCATCAGCACCTGCTGCCCCAGCAGGACCTTGAGCTCCAGTAGCACCAGTAGCTCCAGTAGCTCCAGTAGCTCCAGTAGCACCAGTGTCTCCTTGAGGTCCTTGAGGTCCTTGAGCTCCTTGAGGTCCTTGGGGTCCTTGAGGTCCAGTAGCTCCAGTATCTCCTTGAGGTCCCTGTGGGCCTTGTGGGCCAATACCGACATCTACGGACAAATTATTCTGCGTCTGTATAGATGTAGTATGCACATTGGTTGTGCTAGATAAAGCTAAGTTTACTTCATCACTGCCTACAGCCTGTGTAAGCACATTAGTGCCTGTCGATATGCTTAAGTTTATATCGCTCATACTGTAACATCCTCATTTACTTGCAACACGCCCTGAAGCCATGTTTGAGTTACACCAGATACTATCGTCTGTAGATCGTATGTGTACAATCCGCTAGTAATACCAGCCATGATGTTTGCTGGTATAGTAATCGTAATAACACCGCCAGATGTTCCAGTAATGGTTAACTGATCATTTGTTATAACAGAATCCTCAGAAGTATCTGTAGCACGCACCTCCATTTTAAAAGAGTATGTAGTAAGATCTACCACTGCACCAGCAGCGTCAGTAACATTTATAACAAGATTAAACGTATCGCCCTTTCTGCAGGTGATATCTAATCTTTTGGATACATCGAGGTTTACTACTGAACTCATATCATTGATTGTAAAAAGTTTTGTATATCTTGATTGTCAGACTCTACATCTGCTAAGGGAGCACGCTCACCTTTTCTTTGAGAGATAAGTTTAGACTGCTCTATAGCTTGTTTCTTTACCCTCTGGTCTTTTCTATCGTCCTTCATTGTTTCAAGCTTCTCTCTAAACATCTGTTCTCCAGAACGAGTTCCTCCAGCAATCTGAGCCTTTAGCTGCTCTAGCTGCATACTCATCTGGTGCATAGCCTGAGCTACCTGAACGTCTACTTGACCTTTGAGCTGTATTTTTTGCGCTTCGAGCTGAGCTTCCATCTGCATTTCTTGCTGCTTAGCTTGAGAAGCAGCTTGAGCTGCTTGAGCGTTGGCTTGAGACTGAGCCTGAATATTTTGCTGTTGCTGCTGTTGAAGCATGTTTATCCTTCTCTTCCTTCTTACGATAAGAAGTTTTTGAGCTTGATCAATATCTTTCAGCTGACGTACAGCCATAGCATCTTCTAGATCTATTTCTTTCTGAGCTAAAGAAGCTTGAAGGTTTTGCTCTAAGAAAATACGGTCATCATCTGACATCGTTTTAACAACCCTCACTCCAAAGTTGTACATAGGGAGATCTTTAAATGACGTAAGGATCTCCATACTGTGTTTACCTATAGCCTTTTTATACACGCTATAAAGTATAGAATCCTCTGGTATAATTTGTAAACACTTAACAATATCAGAACACACCTTCTTGTATAAAACAAGAGAGGCATTAGTAATATCGTACAATGCGTTATTACCTGCAGCGATAGCCTGTTGCTGAACACCCACAAGAGCGTCGCCTTTTGGAGTAGAAGCATCCATAACTTCATTAACGCCAGTAGCGTCACGAATCATGCGTAGGTAGTGATTGTATAGACTAATAAAAGAGTTTATGTTTCTTATCTGATTTTCTATAGAACGTATCGGCGGATTTTGAAAACCTCCCTCTGGATTCTTAGAACGATAGTACATAATACCTGTCTGCTCGTATATGTCCTGAATCTCTAAAGGACTAAGCTCACCACCCCTACCTAGCTGGACGTTTTCTAAACCTTCTATATCTATAATCAATCCATCTGGCTTAGCTTTAGCAATAGCTTGTTGGATCTTGCAGTGTGTTAATTGTAGTTGATCAGCAAATCCAGTAACGCTACCTACCAAAGACTTAGGCATCATTCTTCTAATATTTGTGCAGGCTATACTATAAGAAAGTGTACACTTAGATATATCATGAACATTTTTTGGTATGTTCTTTTGTTGACCGTAGTTAAATAACCTACCGCTATCTACAATATAACAACCTCCATATACTGTCTCTACATCCATCTTGTATGGCTGCCTTTCGTATACAGAATCAGTAACTGGCTTGTACTCGCTACCTTTAAAATAGAATCCTACATTACCAAACTGAGATTCTTTACTTTCATAGAAAACTTCGTCTACACTTTTAAACTCAAACTGTAATACGTCGATAAGATAATCGTCATATCCATACGTCATCTTTCTGCCACTCCTATCGTAACCTCCGCTAGCAAACTTACCAGAATCGTTATAGCTTTTATGCATTACCTTTCTAGCCATTTCTTCGTACTCCTTTTCCGTAAACTCGTCGCCAGCCATACGCTTGAGATCCATAATAGACATACGCTTTACATGACCTGCGTAAACGATGTCATTCATATTAGGATCTTCAGTATAGCTATGTACGAAGAATGAAGGATCTACATACTCTTCAGTAATACCGTAGTTGGGATCGTTATTTCTTTTTACAACGCCTATACCACATGTAACAAGATCATTGACAGAGCGCCTATATATATGCTCATCGAAATCATTCCAATCCAAAGTAAGAGATGTAGCTAGCTGTGCTGCCATCTCTGCGCTAGTCTTTATGTTTTCGTCTAAGAATATTTCCGCTTCCTCAGTAGTGTCTGGTACACTTTCTGGATCAAGCTCCATAGTCAATCCTAACTGCTTAGCCTCTGTAAACTCTTTTTTGTTTTTTATCGTAGAGTTTATCTTAGCCTTCTGCATTTCTTTTTCTTGCTTAGATATTGGATCTATAGCTTCGACAGCAGGATAAGGCTTACGAGAAAGTATTCTATTTACAACGACCTTTACGAACTTAGGCACGATAGGTACAGGGGACCAGTCTATATTAAGTAACGTCCCGTCACCATTGTTGGGATCGAGAGAGTTAAGTATCTGTTTATAGATAGAAGTATCCTGCGTTCCGTTAGCGTAGTCTCTATTTTTTTCAAACTCATACATCCTACGATTTAGTAGAGATGAAGAATCCTCGCCAGAGCCCCACTGACCGTGGATAGCTTTAGCGTATTTTAGTCCGTATTCATTTGAAGCCTTTTCTATGGGACTTGCAAATGGATCTGGGAAGTTGCCGTATGTTCCTTTACTTTGTCCGTACTCCATTATGCTTCAGTTGTCATATCTGCAAATATACTGTTTTTCACTTTTTTAGAATTGAGGGGCCCGAAGAGTTGTATTTGTATTTTCTGAAAAAAGTTTTCTCGTTAAAATTACTCTTTTTTATTTTCTTGTCTACCTTTTGAGATGCTAGCAAAGCCAGGCCAGAACTTATCGTAAGGTCATACTTTGTTCTATCATTTATTTTAAAACCTATCCAGTCTTCTAATGTGCGATTAAAATACATTTTTCCTATATCTCCATCTTCATTATACCCCACATGTTGATGGATATAGTCTTCTACAGCTTGAGCATGCGCTTGGAGTACGTCTTGTGAGTTAGACGGGATACCTTTTGTTTTTACGTTGCTACTGTAACTAGATGATTTTAAGTGATCTGGTCTATCCAACACATAACCATCATATCCACGTTCTTCAAAGTATCTAACGATTCCGTATTTATTATTCTCTATAAGTAATGGATACCCATAAAAGAAAGAAGCCATAAGTATATCCTCATAAAAGATCTTAGCCATAGGAGGGCGGCTTACATATTCCGCAACAAACATGTTAGAGGGATACACCATATTAAACTTGTTAAACAAATGGCACGCACCTTTTGAACCTCTACCATCAACTGTAGCGTCAAGATCATAAGAGTCGACACCCCCACAGCCGAATGAAGCGTTTGGTGCTATAAGCTTACCCCTTTCTAAAACTCTTTTGTTCTGCATTTCCGCTGGAGGCATCCATGCTACCCTCCACCTTCCGTCAGCCATAGGTCTAAAAGCTACGTTACCGTCACGCTTTCCGCCTACCCATACAAAGTTTCCTTGAACTATAGGATTAGGGTACAACCCATCATTGTGTTCTATCTGCTCATAGATCTTTCCTATATTAAACAGACTACCCTCTATACTATCTCTAAAAGCTTCTTCAGGAGAAAACGGAAACTGACGTATAAACTCATTGAGTTCCCTAGCGTCAGTCTTCATAGCAGACCTCTCGTTTTTTAAAAACGTCTTAGATCCAAAAGCTACAATTTCTCCATCAATACCTTCGACTGGTGACTTAGGATCTTCTATAACAGCATCTCCATGAATATCAAAGAATCCTTCTAACGCATCGTAAGCTGGTATGAACAATCTGTACAATCCAGATACAGTTCTTCCGTTAGCATTACGCATACACGGATCAGAATCCTCCCATAACTTTTTATACTGCTTACCACCTTTGTCCATAGGATTGACTGTGCTACCAACCAAAGACTTCCCTACTATCTTCCTACCTACAATAAGGCAAGTTCTTTGTATCCTCCACGCCTCCTTTATATCGGTTGGCTTTTCCCATTTACCTGCCTCATCAAGATACAATAGGTGTAGCTTCTCTCCGTCATACGCATTGTTAGTGGTGTTCTTCCAATTGATGATTGTATTTAACGCTTCACCTTTTGCAGAAGTTTTGTTGTTTTTTGTGATACGTTTCGAGGGTTCTCGGAAAGCTAGCTCCATACGAGGGTTTGTAGTACCGTCTTGTATAGGTTTGAAAAAGAAAGGGTACGATTTAAAAATCGGGACCACTTTTTTCATAAAGATATTTTCCTGAGCGTCTTTACCAGTTTTCGACTGTATACCCAAAAGCTTATCTTTAACCTGTGTAGCTTCATCCACAAGAACAGAAGCACAGATATTGGTATAGCCAGAGCGACGACACTTAGTATATAGCTGACCGATACAGCGAGGATCAGACTCGCACGCAGCCATGTGTAGATAGATTTCACGTTGGTAAGAAAGATACGACGGATAGCCTATATCTATTCTGGACCATTGTAGGAACATGTAATGACGCCCCGATATATAGACAGGTGTGCCGTTATTATAAAACCAAAAACCCTGACGCCTACGTCTAAATTCTTCTTCGATATACGGACGAAACCTTTTTCTAAACTCGCTCGGCGCCTCCATCCACTCGTCCATACTGCGAATCCTAAGCAACTCTTTGGGTAGTTCTTGACGCCTCCAATATTGCTCCTCCTGCGGAAGGTCGTAGAAGGCAATATCGGAATCGGCTGGTTGTTTGGGAAGCATAATGTGTAGACCACTAATCGTGATAACTTTACCCTGCGTACCATCGGGGCATATGCCAACAGCTTGCTCATCATATTCATTAACATCGATAAGCATTATTTAGAAAAACGTTCTGCAAAACCGCTACTGTAATCAGCCTCTTCTTCTATTTGTCCGTTACTAGAAAGATCTTTTAACATCTGCTCTAACTTCTGACGTTCTATAAGAAGCTCTTTGCAATCAATAGCAGTTTGCTTTATAGACTGCAACTCAGCTTTACGTGCGCTACCATTGATTTCTTGATCAACAGGTTTTTTAATTTCACTAATCATATTGTCTATGGCCTGCTCCATAGAAGACATAAGCCTTTTAGCTGCACTCTCCGTCGTAAACTTTGACATAGCTTATATCGTCTACTCTCATTCTATAAACAACATCGCCATTATCTAGCTTTATCTTATAGTCAGAGTTTTTATCAAAACCTACAATATCACCTGGCTTTACACCTTGAGCTTCTAACTCTGGATGAGGCATATATATTTCTGCCTCATCAGGCAGTTCTTTTTGTGTTGCAAGCTCTGTTATAATACCGCTTTCAGAAACCTCATCTTCTCTTTCGTCTACAGGTAAAACAAACAGCCAGTCAGAAAGCATATGCAACTCTCCAGAATCTTTATCTCTATATGCTATTGCTTGACTCATCCTCCCGTTTTCTGCATCGTAAAGAACAAGGTGTCTTTTGTCGCCTAAGTTCAATGCTGGATTTGTTGTTACATGATGGTGAAATATAAGGGTGTCACCAGGCTTACACTCTAGATCTGGATGTTTCATAGGTGTAGCTATAATCTCTCCATAAGAGATCCTATGCTCAAACTCGTTAAACTTACTTTCTAAGAATATCTCTTTATCCCCAAGCTTTAAAGTGTCCTCAAATTTCTTTGGTACACTTACAATAAAATGATATACGCCCTGCATCTCTATTCAAATTTACAATCATATTCAATTAATACTGGTTGATTCTCAACCGTTTTCCAAAGGTAAGTAGAATCTTGATCTTCTATGTAGACTTCGTATCTACGAACATTGAATTTGTATAAAGACCTTTCGTTTTCCATGATAGCTGAAACCCTTCCGTCTCCTGCACGCATACCTAAATAGTAAGCCATTGCGTCTTTGGGATTGGGGCCAACAACTATCTTTCTGATAATGTTTGCCATATGTAATTAATTTTAATTTAGTGATATGTTATTCAATAGCTCCCACTTTCCGTCATCACGTTTGTGGTAAGCGTTTTCTAATATAGTAAGTATAGCATCAAACTCTTTTTTACCTTGCGTGCTCCAAGAGTATCCTGCTGTGTATTCCGTTTCAAAAACATTAACCCCTAAAGGTACAGCGCAACAGAAGACGTATGCAAACTCATCTTCTAGTTCGTACTTAGATATAATATTATTTAATGTATCTAATACTTCAGCTATCTCTTCTATGGCGTCGTGCTTGCTACTCATTATGAAGCACCTATTACTGCAATACTAGATGGGTTAGCATTTGTTGTAGTTAGTCTTGCATCAACAACCCATGTCGCTACACTAGAAATAGTACACCCATAAATTTCTATTATATCACCTTCCATTCCACCACTTGTTGCAGAATCTCCATCAAGAGACAACGTATCGTTGTCAAATGTATTACCTGTATTTGTTACACGCTGAACAGCTATTTGATCATCAGTGGTGCTCTGAACAACAACCTTACCTATAAATCTTTCTACTGTTCCCGATGCTGCAGCATTGGCTGTAACGATATTAAACTCTGTTCCTTTTGTTGTAATAAATAAAAACTTAAAGTATAATCCATCTGCGCATGAAGGTAATGTTATTGTATCACCATTAATTGCATTTGCATCTAGAAGATGAACCTTACCAGAATCAGCAGCTGTTAAAGTAGTTGCCCCTGTAATAGTGTTGGTTGTTTGGTTTTTAGAAGAAAACGTTATTGTATTAGTAGCTTGTGAAACTTCTATTCCTGTTCCTCCAAAAAATATAAATGAAGAGCTATTGCTTGCACTATCAGATATTCTTAAAGTAGGGTTTGTTGCACCTGAAACAGTTGCTGTTATGGGATCAAATATTGGGAGGGCTCTTTTGGAAACTGTTTTACTAGAGCTATCCCAAACAAGAACAGTGCTAGATGATCCATCAGCTACAGTATTTATTTGTAAAGACTCTGCTTTGACGCTAGTGGTAGAAAGTGATAAGGCGCTATCTACTCCAGTACCGTCTTCTATAACCTTTAACGAGGATGTTAAAGCAGCTGCATCAGAGGTCTTCAGCAAACCCTGATAAGTATTTTTTATTGCATTTCCAGAAAGAGTTCCCATGTTCTTATTTTTACAGCAAATATAATCAAATGAGTAGATATCATAAAGGACGTAAGATACGAGAGTTCAGTTATCTTAATGATAGGTATGTCGGGAAGAACTATATGAAGTACTATAAGCACGCTATACGTGACATATCTAACAGTACAGATCTTACCATGAACGAAATCAACGTCTTAATATTTATGTACGACTACGAGTTTTTTACAGCCGACCATATGGCTGATGCATTATATCAGAGCCCACGTAAGTTCAAACAAAAAGTTCTATATCCTTTACAGAAACGTGGGTGGATAGAAAAAGCCTTCGACAGAACTAAAGTCAACGAGATGTCTTTTTCTGAAGCTCTATTCCACGAAAGGAAAAACTATAAAAATAGATACACTATAACACAACGTGCTAGACTAACGATACAAAAGTTTTACAGAAAACTAGAAGGTTTAGAGCAGATTGTTATTTAGCTTTTGGGTGAGTTACAACTGTGAACTTAGCTCTTTCTACAGCTCCGTCATGTGGTTGGTACTCTCCCTCCATAAGGTAGAATCTTCCTGACTCTTCCATCCAGTGATATCCCTTTGGTGGATCTACCTTAACACTTTTGTTTGTCATGGTTAGCTTACCACCTTCCTTTAGTTTTCTTTTTTTACCGTATCTCATTTGTTGTGTTTTTTGCGTAACGCTTCTTTTGCTTTTTTAAATATATTCATCTGCTTTACTTTCTTAGGCTTAGAATATCTAGATCTTTGTTCTCCTACTGTAAGTATCTGTATCTTTCTAGCAAACGGTTTATTGATGCGCATCACCTTAGCTACTGTATCCTTTGCATCTTGTACTGTAGCAAACTTAATACCTACTGTATCCTTGGGGTTTTCGTCTGTATACAAGCGTCTATCGGAGCCTTTAGGCTTTTTACCCGTACCTACTTTTGGATCACGCTTCTTACCTGCCCTCATGTTATTTGTTAAAAAGTTGAAAAAACTTGACTTGTATCGAATAAAAATTATATACTTGAATCAAACAACAAATATATAAAAGCTATGAAGAATTTATTTTTAACACTCGCCCTAGTATTTAGCGGCACACTTTTCTGTCAAGAATTTTTATCAGAACCATTTATTCAGTACATCAATATCGAGAAAGGTGGTGTAGTACCTGATGAGGTATGGATATGGAAATTATCTACAGTCGATGCAAATGATTTAGATAGCGTACGAAGTTTTTTTGCTAAACCAGATTTAAGTGATGAAGATATCCAGCTAGGTCTTTACAAGATCAAATACGGAGAGAGACAGATGAAAGTTTACTTTGACAGACCAGGAGTATATTTAATAGAAGGTCACATGTATGACGAAACTCCTATGAATATTGCCACTACCTTGGTAATTAGCGATGATTGGGTAAATACATACAAAGACAATGGTAAAACAAAAATCAATAAAGACGGAGTGCTTGAAACAACAAGAAGTTTTCAAATTTTAGATGAAAACGCTTACTTTACTTACACAACTTTATAAATATAAAAGAGGGGTTATACCCCTCTTTTTTTATTATGATCTTGGAAATCTAAATACAGTACGTCTAGCCATCTTTGCCCCTTGATTAGCCATACGAAGTCTACCCCCAAAATTCATCGCTGATGCAGTCTCTTGTCTTAATGAACTTGGGATTGGTGTACTAAAATCAGGAGCTTGAATACGTTGCATTCCTGGAGTATCCATACCTGCACCAGATGTTTCTACTTCTTTATCTTTTTCTTCTCCAGTTCCTTCTATTTGCGATCTAAATCTAGTAGCTTTGCCCTGTACAGCTTCTATACCTTTAGCATCTCCTGATCCTTCAAAAAATGTTTTAGCAGCAAAATTTTGTCCAAGCCGATGAGCCTCTTGTCTTTTAAGTGGGTTTAAGTTAGCATTTATGGCTAGTTCTTTTTGTAGCTTTTCTTCACCTCCGCTTAGTGGAAGGTTTAGCCTTTCTTTCTCTTCATCTGTCGCCATTGCCGCAGCTCTTACATCAAACGCTTCAGTATCATAAAATTGATCAAGTTCTTTATCAAACCTTCTATTAAATTTACCTAAATTTCTAGACTCTCTACTTGTTATTTCAGTTCCAGACTCGTCATAGTTAGGATTAAATTCAGGTAAATAAAACATAAGATTTCTTTTTTGAGGCTCAGGAGATCCTGCTTCCATAGTCTTACCGTAATCATTACTTCTGAATTGTTCATTCATAAAAAGAAACTGTTCTTTGGATATAGGTACGATTCTGCCGTCATCAAGCTTTACAGCTGCATCAAATCGACCGTCTGTGCTGCCCTCTTCATTATTATCACGAACAAAAAATCTATTTGAAAATTCTCCTAATGTTTTAGGATTAAAACCTTCAATCCCTGAGTTAAACATAGTCTTTCCGTCATCATTCACTAACTCGTTATCTCTAGTACCTTTAGCTCTTCCTTCAAACGGATCGTTTTCACCAAACCCTTCGTCTTCATTTTTACCTCCCTCTTGCATATACTTCATACCATCCTTACCTAGTTTGATAACAAGCATAGGACCATCCTCCATCATACCTCCATGTCCCATAGTCTTACCTCCGTACTCCATCTTTCCAATACCGTCTGCAGCATAAAAGGGAACCATTTCACCCTTATCATTTTTTACCATCTTTAGCTTACCGCCTTTTTTCAAAATCTCGTAAAGACGTCCTCCACCTGGCATTTTTAGGTGTCCACCACCTGGCATTAATTTTCCGTGTTTCATATTATAGGTCTGTATCGTGTTTTTTAGATCCTCGAATAAAGCTATTCACTCTACCCATAGCCCAAGCAGCCATAGGTATACCTTTTCTGCTACCGCCAGACATCCAAGCTCCTTGGCCCCTGCGGTATACTTTTGCTAAAGTACCGTATGATTTACCTGACTTTTTAGCTTTAGCTCTTAAAGTTTTCTTTACTGAAGCACTTAAAGCTTTACGTGAAACTTTACCGCCCTTCTTCATCTCCCCAGCCTTTTCTTTTTTAGAAATAGCTATAGCTGCCTGCTGTGCAGGAGACTTACTTACCTTCATGCCTAGCTTGGCTACCTTTTTTAGGTCTATCTTTCTACCCTCTTCGTATGCTTTTTTTCGTGCTCTCATTTTTCTTGCGTGTGTTTCATCAGAACCAGCACTATCATCACCCTGTGTAAAATATCTTTCAGGGAAACCTAGTCGATATGGTTGTTTTCTTTTACCCACATCGCAAATATAATGATATAATTTTATTGTGGAGAATAGATATGACCAGACACGTAATCACCATGAATGGTAAAATATTCATTTATATTATACACTTCATTTTTTGTAAAGAGATACATAAACTTATCGAGTAAAGAGATCTGCCTCCATAATGAGTTAGTGTTAGTTTCTGCAAATAAAAGCAACAGCTCCCTCCTTCTATTTTGTACTAGTGACTTTAGAAGCTTTCTCTCAGTGTCATTCATATTTAAGTATGACGTCTGAAGATCTATATGGCGCACTCTCTTTCCGTTGCGAAGAGCAGAAATAGTATCCTTAATACTTTTTGGTTTGATTCCTGACATTAGTATGATTCTTTAATACGTGAGTAAAATTCTTCGTCGATATCTTTTATAGGGTTTATAAAGTTTACCCTACAATATCTATTGATCTCTTTCCTTTTTGTCTTAGAGTTTGTCACACAAACATTAGCTGCCTGGTATGATGCATTCTTAGAAAGCAAAGAATCAATCTTTTTTTTTGTCGTCTTGTTCGTTTTGTAACTCATCTTTATTTAATTTAAAAAATTCTTCAACACGCTCTTTATCTATAGATGCTTGATCCTTCTGAAGGTTTTCTAATTGTTTTTTGTATTCCTTTGCAAGCATCTCCCATAAGAGAGCCTTTTCAAGTAGTTGTCTTTTGCTGTGTTGCTTTAACACAATCTTAATGTCCTCCTTTGGCAGAAGGTCGAGTGGTTTAAATTCTTGATCACTCATCGCTACCCTCTATTGTATATGCTGGATCAGTGCAGTAAACAAAGATCGGTGTCTTTGGTCCTACATAACTCCCAGCAATGTTGTAATCAAAATGCTCCATGGCATCTTCACGAGTCATCCCATCATCTCTTTGAAGGATATCTAAAACCTGATCTACATCGTAGACAGCTCTAGTTTCTAACCCATAACTGAAACCTATGATGGCTTCATCAAATCCAGTGGCGACAAGGCATTCATTGTCTTCTAGGATCTCTAGTAAGTATTTATTCATATGTATTTAATTTAAGTATATAGCTAGCCCTAGTCACTACTTATCATATACTAGACAAGTAATAGTAGACTCTAATCGGTAGTAGGAGGACCTGTAAGTTACTTACGCAACCTCCCTCTGAACAACCCAGGTCAAAGTCCTCAAGACCTTTGGCCGTATGGTTGTGACTAAAGTCGTAGCAAAGTTACTACAAAAAATTTAAAAAGTCAAGCCCAAAAAAAAAGAATCTACGTGGTCGGCACGTTTTAGGTGCCTCCACTACGATTCTTCTCTGCACCACAACGTCATACCTATGATAAATATTGCGTAAACAGAAAATACAATTAAAGCTGTCATATCTATTGAATTAGTATATGCAAATTTAGTGAAAACACCGCCTCCTAAGTGTTAAAAAAAATCTGAGCTATACAGATCCTGGGGATTATACATACATACAGCCGTTGACGCACGCAAACCCAAACGCATCTGCAACCCCACCGCCTTTTACATTGCTGACAACCTGCAAAAAATTTCAGCTTTTTGCCTATACAATTTTACAGCAACTTATGCAAGTTTATTCTGTTAACAAACGCAAACGCAAAAAAGTTTGTGACAATCCCCACTCCGAACACAGGCAACGTACCAAGGAACCCCCGACGGGGTACGCTATACAAAACATTTACGACTTCTGCAACTATTTAACAACTCTTTGCATTTGCCAACTTATACAATTTTTTTTTGACATATGCAAGGGCATTAACATCTATTAACGTCAATTGTCTATATATCGCCTTAAATGTTAAAATACTGTTAAAGTGTCGATAAAACTTGCATTTATCGAAGTGACTAGTGTATATTAGTACCAGAATTCAAACCAAAACAATTTCAATTATGAATACAATTCAACAAGCGCACTATGTACGTCAAATAGCTGATGCAATCCAAAGCGGTAGTAAGTTTTACGGAATATCTACTACATTAGGTAAAGTGATTTTAGAGTTGCCCGAGCCTTGTGCAGATTACTCTCTGGCGTTACAATCAGCTGAAAACCTACTTGAGGAGTGGAATTGGAATCGTTTCAAGCCAACAATAAAATCAAAGAAATGAGAGTTTTAGATACTATACTACACGACAAACGTTACAGGCGTGAGTACTCAAACAAGACTTACGGCAGTACCAAGGGGCAAAAGTCTAACAGGGCAACGGCATCAACCAACCGCAAAGTTGAAGCGATATCTGACCGCATCGAGCGAGCAGATGAACAACGCAACAACAGACGCAGAGCGAGAGCGTAAGCGCCGACAACATACGAGCCAATTTAAATACATTGGCTAGTGGAGACCACACGATAACAACGGACACGGTGCAAAGCCGTGCCATAAATTTTTATAAAGATTATGAATTCAGAAGAATTTGAATGCTACCTAATCAACATACTAGATAGCGATGAATTAACAGACGCAGAAAAAGTACGTCTAATAAAACAACTATTTTAATAAATAAATAAAAACCCTTTTTCATGATATCCTTAAGCAAACTCCGCAAATTGTCTGGAATATACTACTTCAGCAGAAACTACCGTTGTTACAATGGTACTTGAGTATAAACAAATAAGCATACTGACGAGACTTGATTAGTCGAAACTACCCGAAGCGAGTAAGCACAAGCAAACATATCACTTGTATCCCTGTTTGCCCAACGTGTAAAAAAAATCTGAACGTATTCGCCTAGGGTAGTCTATGTTAATAAATAAAACCTTTTCAATTATGAGTAAAAACCAATTACCAAACGTGCAAGATTTAGCACTGCAACAGGCGCTCTTAGATATGGGAGTAGAGTTCGACCTAATCAATTTTGATGATGTACAATAATGTCAACAAACCAAGCGTTGTAGAAATGACACTTTTAGTTATAATTATCTTACTATGCTCTTGCGTATGGTAACGAAATAGCAAGGCGAACGCACAAGCGGACGGAAACTTGGAGCAGAGTGCAAGGAGTACACGATACTGTGCTAAGTCTTGCTATTTTTAATAAAACCAATATTCCCCATGACACAATTAGAAAAAGCCTCATTCGTACTTGAAGTACACCACGAAACGCCTAGTGAAGAGCTAGACGGCAAACTTTACATTGACGTATCGGAGTACCTAAGTGTAGCCATACACGCTGAAGAAATCGAATACCTAGCTAAACAGTATGACAATTTAGAAAACAATCAATAAAGCATACTAACATGAAATCACAAGGAATAAAATACTTAGTGTGGATAGGAGGAGTATGTAACGAATTTGATTGCTTTCACGATGCGATTATAGAACAATTCGAATGGCAAGAAAAAGGTTACGATGACGTAGTAATTCAACCAGTAAAATATAAATCAAATGTTTAGAACTACTTTTTATTACAAACTAAACGATAAGTATTCAATAGAATATATACACGCAATTAAGGATTGTAAATCTCCAACTAGAACTAAAGTGTATAAACAGCTTGTAAGAAAATTTAATAAAGGAGAGATATCTGCATACGGATATAAAAATGAACCGATAATAAACCAATTGAAAGATGCCGCATTTAATAACACAAAACAGTAAACTAAAAAAGACTAGCAAGTTAATCGGACTGCGAGTATTCAACTTCGGGATACCTGCCTTTGAAGATGAGAACGGTAAGCGCACCTGTCCATTTGCAGGGAGCTGTGCAAAGTTTTGCTATGCTCAGAAAGGTGCATACTCTTGGAGCAATGTCAAACCAGCTTTCCAGTTTAGATATCTAGCTACTAAGTCAAACAACTTCATAGATGATATGATTGCAGAAATAAAGAAAAAGAAAGTAGATATACTCAGGGTTCATGATTCAGGCGATTACTATTCGAAAGAATACTTAGCTAAGTGGATAGAAATAGCCAAAAGGTTGCCAGGTGTAAAGTTCTACTCTTATACGAAGTCTATCCCTCTATTTATTGGTGTTGATATTCCTGACAACTACGATATCATATTCAGCGAAGGCGGCACACGAGATGACATGATAGACTACGCAACAGATCGTCATGCACGAATCTTCGACAGCTATGAGGATTTAGAAAATGCTGGGTATGTAAACGCCATGGAAAGCGACCTTAACGCCACAAAGTGGTATAATCCAACAAATAAAGTAGGACTAGTAATGCACTAAATAAATGTTTGAGGGTTTTGATTAGGCGAAACCAATCGAGTAATAGATAGCTATATGGCGTGTTATCTACCCTCAACATTATTAACTAGTAATGCACTAAACTATTAGAAAATATAAAACCAATAAACATGAAATACGCAAGACGATGTGATATAACTGGCGAAGGCATGAATGATGGCTATGTAGTAGGCGATGGATTTATGCACATTAAGTACGAGAAAGACTTAATAGCACTGATACGTTCTTGGAATGTTGATGTTGATAACGAACTATCTGACGAGTACATCTTAGCTGAAAGCTACCAACAAGATGAATACTATTGGACGCAATGGGAATGCCCTACAGACCTAAGATACGAAGAGGTAGATGGGAAATTAATTGAACTAGAATACTAAATACGATGAGAAGAATTAAAGACGTACTAATTCAACGTGATTGCATATCACCTGAAACAGCAGAACATATGGTATCTGAAGCAAGAGACTTTGTAACGCAAGGTTTGACATCGGGAGACCTGACGCTATGGGATATAGAAGATTACTTGTTAAGCGAATTCGGATTAGAACCCGACTATGTTGATGACTTATTATTAATATAAACACGATGAATTTACTAAAAAGATATAACGAAATGTCAAACAACGAACTATTTAAAACAATCGAAGCACAAGGCAAACTGATAACAGAACTACGTGCCAAACAAGAGTGTAGAAAGGTGTATGCCGTCCACGTAATGGACTCACTATTAGACTATTCAGAACAAAAACTATTTACAGAATATGCAAACGCTTTGCAAGAGTATCAACGTGCTGTCAATGAAGCAAAAGGTGACGATAGGATTAAAGAAATCTTCACAGAAGTAGATGATGCATTATACTATCAAGGCGATGAAAGCTGTGTAAAAATATTTATAGAAGAACTTATAATAAACCAATAAAATGAGTAAACGAAAAACACAATCAGGATTCAGCATGGACGAATTAGCTGGATTAATTGCAATGCCACTACCAACAGTAGTGTTTAAACCAAAACAAGATGATAAAAAAAGAATGGATTTGGATGAACCAATTAAACCAAAACAAAATGAAAGACAATAAATTAATAGCAGAATTTATGGGGGTGCATGAGATAATGCACGATGGGTATAGTGAGTACGAACTACCTTCAAATGAGATAGTTCAGAACCTACAATACCACACATCATGGGATTGGTTAATGCCAGTAGTACAGAAGTGTTTCGAAGTTGCTAAGCATGAAGATGACTTCTCCGTAATCATTTGGAGTCTACCCTACATGGATAGCGTTTACAATGAAGTAGTAGAATTTATTAAAGGATGTAACGATGAAAAACAATAATTACAGACAAGTAGAGATAGCTTTAAGAGAAGCTCAACAAAAAGTAAATGAACTTAAAGCACACATGCAACAACTTAAAGACGAAAACATAGAACAACAAACTTGGACTATAACATATAGAGAGGGGGGGAGAAGTTTAGGTGGTGGTTCAAGATTGCCTAAGTCCACTCGTGGTCATAGAAAGCATTATATTTTTAATAAAGAATTAAACAGAAATATATGCGAAGTTTATGGTGATAGGAAAAGAGCTGGAAAGCTATCTTATATTATATCACAAGTTCCAAATATGATTAAACTAATGAGAAAGGTTTGCGACAGAAACAGAACTTTAACTGCAAACGATCGTGCTGACATAAGAGAGATGTTGATGGATATAGATTCAGACGGCAAGCGTACCTGTCCAGTTGCTGGAGAGTATAACGTTTTCTAATAAAAGATTGCATAATATAAAAAAATAAAATAAATATGAAACGAGAAGTTGATTTTGAACTAGGTTGTGGTGTAGAAGCCACACTGGTTTACTATGTAGTCGATTACCCTGAAGGTCGTAGTGTTGATCTTGATTGGCTGTACTACAGAAGCGGTAAAGAAAAACACTCAATGTCATTTCTGCTAGATGATAATAACTTCCGCAGTTATATGCAGGAGCTAGCCGAAGATGACTTTGAAAATTATTAACAATGGTTGCAATTAAAGTTTGTAACACATATATTTGTCAACGCTATGGGAAAAATAAAAGAGGTATTTATCAAGGATATTGAAGATTTTGGGGAGCATCGTGATCACATTGACGATGACTACCAATACAGAAAGTATCTACAGAAAAAAGCTATGAAAGAATTTAAAAACACTATAAATAAAATGTCATGATAGTAGAGGAAGTAACAAGAATCACTGGTGCTACTGGTGACGAAGCATTGCGCTTGGCTATAGCATACTTAGCTAAGCACAAGGACATGAGCTTTATTGATGTATCTAAAGCTATTGAAGTACATAGAGATCCTTTGTTTCTGCATTGGATAATGACAGATAGAGCTATGGATCACAGACCAGCATTTAGAAAACAATATCAACTATTAATTCAAACCCTTTAAATTTAAAACTATGGGATCATTAATCAAAGGTTCAATTAATTTGAACAAACTGCCAAAAGAAAAACTTATCAAAGGCAAAAACGGAACGTACTATGACTTCACTATTTCAGTGAACGATGAGACGGGACAATTCGGTGACAACTGCAGCATCTTCTGCTCACAAACAAAAGAAGAGCGTGAAGCAAAGACACCTAAAAATTATGTAGGTAATGCAAAAGTTATCTGGACTGACGGAACCATCACTACTGCTGAAAAGCAAGAAGAGGTAGAAACAGAAACAGAAACTGCTGACTTACCGTTCTAATTTATGCGGCCTTGTGCCGCACACCTCCTGCTACCCACTGGGATGGGCTCGTGTTTAATTGGTTTTCCGAGAGTGTAGGTTCGAATCCTACGCAGGAGTCTAATTTTTAATTTAATATAATAAATCATGGTAGATAAACTAAGTCTTATTCAAGGCAACCTCAAAGCTCCGAAGGGGCAAATGAACAAGTTCGGTGGATACAAATACAGATCTGCTGAGGACATTTTAGAATCTGTAAAACCTTTACTATCAGAACATGGTCTGATTCTAACATTGTCAGACGAAATGGTAATGCTTGGTGACAGGGTATACGTCAAGGCTACAGCTAGTATTACTGACGGTCAGTCTGAGGTACAAACCACAGCTTTCGCTAGGGAGGAGGAAAGCAAAAAAGGTATGGACGGTAGCCAGGTAACAGGAGCATCGTCTAGTTATGCAAGAAAGTATGCACTCAACGGACTGTTCTGTATTGATGATACAAAAGACAGTGACGCTACAAACACAGGCGCTGGTACTCCAGCTAAAAAGAAAGCTCCTGAAAAAAGCATTTTTGAAATGAGCTTAGCTCACGTCAACAATTCTAAAGACAAGGCGTCTGCAGTAAAGCTTATACTAGGTAAGTATGAATCTGAGCTTACAAAAGATCAAGTTAAAAAGTTAAAGGTATTAGGTAATCTTGCTGAAGTAATTAAGTAATGGATCTGGCCCTTAAATTATCAGAAAAATATGGGAAGGGATACCTCTCTTACTCGTCGATAAAATACGCATTAAAAGACATGCAGTTGTTTGAGATGAAGATGAAGGATCAACTCAAGATAGAAAGCCCAGCCCTTTCTTTTGGTAAGCTATACGACTGTCTGCTCCTCACTCCTGAGTCGTTTAGCGATCAGTTCGTGGTCGCAGACGATACAGCTATCTGTTTAGAGATAGGTGGTAAAGCTCCACAAAGGACCAAAGCTTACTCAGAATGGAAAGATTCTTTAGCCGAGCCAGGGAAACAAATAGTTTCTGTTGAAGACAAGGTAAAGGCTGAGGAAATGATACAGAGATTACAAGAGACTGGAGTCCACGAAATATCACTACAGGGCGATGCTCAATATGAGTTTAACGACTTTATTGGGGACGTCCCTGTACGTGGATTCCTAGATATTTTAAATGACGAATACATAGCTGACTCAAAGACCACGCAGAAGTTAGATAAGTTTAAGTGGGCTGTGCGAGACTTCGGTTACGATATACAGGCATACATCTATACAGAAGTTTTAGGGATAAAAGATTTTAGGTGGGTAGCACAAGAAAAGGCATACCCATATGCAGTAGGATTGTACTTCGCTTCTGATCAAACACTAGAATATGGGAAGCAGAAGTTTGATACTGCTGTAGCTAGAATACGTGAACACTTAGATAGTGGAGTGAAGGCAACAACATATTATGAAACATCTTACATATGAGAAAGTTAAGTAAAGTGCGCAAGCCAAAGCACAAAGGATATTCTTTTGAAGCTGTTGAGCATTTGAAGAAAGAGTATGTCGATTTAGTTTTTCCTGCAGAAATGCAAGATGATATAGCTACACGTAAGCATGAGTCTGTTTTTTTGCGTTACGCTTTTATCAATGCTTTCAAAACATACTGTCATCAGAATGTGCTAGCACAGACATGGGACATGGCTAGAACAACAATGTATCATGTGTTTGATAAGCATGAAGACAACCTAAAGACACATCCTTTGTATAGGGTGTGTTACCAAACAGCATTAAGTCTAAAAGAAAAGAACGACTCTCAAAATGCTGACGATATATCGTGATCTATACAGCAAAGACTCTCCTAACTATATTTCTTTAGAGCAATGCCTAGACAGAGTAAAGTCTGGTAAGCAGAAAGATGCTATAGAAAAGATAAGAGGTGGAAACAAATCTTTAAAGTCAAAGCTACCTGTCGTTTTATTTAGCGGAAAGTTCAATGAACGCAAGGACTCCTCACTAATAAAACACAGTGGCTACATTGTCCTTGACTTCGATCACATCGATGTAGACAACAGCAAAGCTGTTCTTGCTTTAGATCCTTTTGTCAAAGCCTGCTGGGTTAGTCCCTCTGGTGACGGGTTAAAAGCTGTTGTAAAAGTTACAAACTCAGAAAATCATAGAGATCATTTCAGAGCTCTTGTACAATACTTTGATAGTAAATACAATCTAGAGGTTGATAGCACAGGTATCAATGAGAGTAGGGCATGCTTTGAAAGCTATGATCCTGATGCTGTTATCAAGATAGAATCAGAGCCTTTTGGGAAGATGCTCTTTGACGATATTCCTAAGACTCAGGTAGCTGAGGTAAAGGAAATATCTACAGACTACACCAAGCTACACCTTGCAGCCAGGATGATACGCAACGCTCCTGATGGAGAAAAGCACAACGTACTCCTGAAAGCTTCTATACTTATGGGTGGATATATATCTGTGGGTAGGGTAGATGAGCTTGAAGCGTATCGTGTTTTAGAACGTGAAATAGAGCTTCGTGAAGTTGACGATATGTACGTCGCTAGGAATACTATTCGTGACGGCATAGAGCGTGGTAAAATGGCGCCTATACATGAAACAATAGAGGCAGAGGAGGAAGCGCAAAGGGAGTTACTACTATCAGACGGCGATATGTCGTTTATGAGTTCGGATGTAGAGGATTTAGACTGGATTATCAGATATAAAAACGGAGAGATAGAGAAAGGGTGTGGTACAGGTAATGTTCTATTTGATAAAAACTTTATTTACAAAAAAGAGTTTGTTATGATCTCAGGTCATAGCTCTGTAGGTAAAACCACATTCATGCTGTACATGATGGTTACGATTGCAGTAAATCATGAGTGGGTGTGGGTTATTTATTCTTCTGAAAATAAAACTGCTAACGTCAAGATTAAACTAATGCAGTTTGCTTGTGGTAAGTCTCTAGACGAAATGACTGAAGGTGAGGTAAAGTATATGATGAAGTGGGTGTCAAAGCATTTTATCTTGATAGACAACACAAAGATGCTCAGCTATGCAGACTTACTTGTTTACACTGAAAAGATAACTAGGCATAGAAAGATAGATGGATTGCTTATAGATCCATACAACTCCCTCAAGGTTGCCCTTACATCAAACAAGTCGGGATCAGCTTTCGAGTACCACTACGAAGCTGCTGGTGCGTTCCTTACGTTTTGTAACAGACTAGATATAGCTGTATGGGTAAACGCACACTCGATAACCTCAGCGCAAAGGCAAAAAGGTGACGATGGTCAGCCTATTGCACCTTTAGCTCCTGACACAGAGTATGGTGGCATGTGGGTTAACAGAGCTGATTGCTTCTTAACAATACACAGAAAGATACATCATCCAGACGTAGAGAAGCGTAGTAGGACAGAGTTCCATGTTCGCAAAGTGAGAGAGCAAGAAACTGGTGGTGAGCCAACAGCAATAGACGATCCATTCTACTTTGATTTCAATGCAAATCACGCAGGATTTACTATGACAGGTCCCTTTTCATCACTCTATCAACATATTAACATAGAAGATGTTGATAAACAGCTGGAGTTTGAACATTTTTAACATTTTTTTGTTTATATATTCCCATACGTGGGAAAAAAAGTAAAGAATAGATCTAAGGCAAAGGGCCATAGAAGAGCAGGAAGCAAACTTAAAAGTGCTCTTGAGGCATACTGTTATGACAGACTCAAGGATGCAAAACTAAAGTTTGGGTATGAGACAGATGTCTTTTATTTAATGGATGGTTTTAGATACAACGGTATCTATCATAAGATGACAAAGGGTAGAGATGTTATGAGAAATAACACTCAGAAGGCAATACAAGGGATTAAGTACACTCCTGATTTTGTTTCCCACGATCACAAGTTTATCATCGAAACGAAAGGTTACGTGCATGGACAGCACACCTTCCCGTTGCGGTGGAAACTTTTTCTTAGGTATCTAATTGATAATCAGATGGATGACTATATGTTGTTTATCCCTAAGAATAGAAAACAAGTGGACGAAACAATCAAAATTATTCAGGATGAACTCAAAGGAACTAAGTAGGCTGTACTTCGTAACCTGCGATGAGATACAATCGATAACCGCACAACTATACGAAGACCTACACAAAGACAATGGAGAACCAATAAACAATTGGGAAACTGTTATAGATCTAGCGCTAGACTACAGGAAGGGAGTGCTAGCAGAGATAGAGGGTATACGAACAGCGTGTGAGGAATACAACGAAAGTAAAGTAAAGCTGTAAGATGTCAGCTCGAAAGCCTTTCGATAAAAAGTTATATGAAAAGTATGACAAGCTAGCTAGAATAGCTACAAAGGCTCACCTTAAAAAGAAAGGGTTTATTGCTGTAGATCATCACGACAAGTACGCACAGGATCTTATAGCTTCCAAAACAGATGAGTGGGGAGTTAACTACACCGATCCTTTTTGTGTAGAGTGCGAAGTAAAAATAGTATGGTCTGGCCCAAACTTTCCTTACGACACAGTACAATTACCGCATCGCAAAAAAAAGTTTTTTAAAAAGCTTACTTTATTTTACATTTGGAACAAAGAATTGACGCATGCAGTTATGTTCTGGAGTCAAAAGATAAAACATCTAAAACCTGTAGAGGTAAAAAACAAATACGTAGGCAAAGGTGAGTACTTCTATCAAATACCTCTAGATCTTACAACAATCATAAAAAGATAATGTACGTAACCACATCTACTATAAGCCACGAATGTTTTATAGAACCAAGCTATGATTCTACATACACTTTACACTTTACTTTTTAGCCTTTTCAATGGTGCGACCAGCGAAGTAAGCTCCGAAGGCAGTAAGCATGAGGATCTGTAGTAGGTCTACGTAGGAGTCCTTTACATTAAAAGGCACGTTATCCATACTGTCAATAAACATTGTCACCATAAACATGGTCATCAAAGCAATCAATGTTACAGGGCGTATAAGCTTTGCTAGTTTTACATCGCTACCCATATCAGCTTTCCAGCGCTCCGTTACATTTTCTTGAAATCTTACCTCAGCATCGATCTGAGATTGAGCGTCTGCAGAGTCTACCTCTGGATCTTTATCGATAAGATTTTTTACTACACCCAACCCACCGCTATCTGGTAGCAAGTCTCCTACTACATCTAAAACTTGTGGAGCTTTGCTTTTTAACCAGCTACCTAGCTTTGTGTCTTTTATTTTTTTCATAGTACTATATTTTCTTTTACCTCTTTGTAGCACGTATCTCCATCATCATCTTTATACGCTTCGAGGATTCTGTTTCTGTTGTCTTTGTCTTTTAACGATATGTGTATCCACGAGAAGTCAAACTCGTTGATCATCTGATCAAACTCAATCCCGTTTTGCACGATGTAATCGTATATGACTTTGTTTTTCATAACGCCTTTGTCCCAGAACTGGATGTCTACAGCCTGACCTTTGCAGTGCTGCGACTTTGTACTACCACCAATAGAGCGATTTAATTTAGGTGATCTGTATCCGCTAGTTACACGGATAGGGCCTAACTGATCACGCATAGGCTGTAGTATCTGTGTTACAATACGTTGTAGATTTTTCTTGTGAGCTTCTGTAGGCTCATTTTTTATACCCTTTCTTTTTGCTGTACTACTGCGTGTAAGCTCAGAGAGAGTAAAGTTTTTGCTTAGTCTCATTCTACTGTGTTTATATCCAACTCTATCAGCACGTTGTTAAACGTTGCTTCAGAGTTTAAAGCGATGTAATATAGTAAGAAATTGTTATACCTTTTGAAGTCATCAGGATTCATCTCACCTTCCTTACCCCTGATAACAGCGGCTATTTCTTTCGGGGAGCGTCTAGATATTCTGCGCACCTCTGCAGAATATTTCTTATACTCTTGAGGGAACATCATCTCGGTTACCTTATCTCCCACAGCTTGTTTTAATGCTGACTTAAATTTAGCCTGGCTCAACCCTCTAGCTAAAGTCACTGGATCTTCTTCAGCTTGCTTCTGTAGTATGCTAAGTAATCTTTCTGGTCCTGCGCCCTCCATGCCCTCAATAGTAGCTCGAGTTTCAGGATCGTTACCTATCGCAATCAATATGGTTTCAAATGCTGCAAGCTGTTCTTCTGAAGAAAGCGCCCTGTCTTTTGGCATATCATCTAATGCTTTTGCTACATAGTCAAGTTCCTTAACACCTACACCTGCTAGGTTAGCAAAAGATAAAAGCGTTCTTAATGTGTTACTCAACATAAAGTCTGCCTGATCTTCTGGTCTAATAAACCTTTCACGCCCTGATCCTGTGGTGTACGAAGTGCCACCGTTAAGTGTAGGCTCAAGCATCTTTTCCAAGTCCATTGCAAACTTACCACCAGGTCCAAGCGCACTAAGCGCTGTTAGTATAGCGTTTTGTACTGGCCCTTTTTTGTCTGTCACACCTGTTTCGTAAGTTGTTACGGCATCACCGTATTGTTTAAACAATTCAAAAGCATCTTTATCTTCAAGTCCTGGAGCATCATAGTCCGAAGCGTTAAAGAAGAAGTAGTAGTTGAAAAAGTCTTTTACTTTGTTATCGATAGCAGGTGTAGACGGAAGTGGAATTGCGTCTAATACTGTTTGTACAGCAGACTCCCTTATTGTTTTAGGATCTGTAAGTATTTCATCTAAGTTAGATTCATCGTCATCATCTCCGAAGCCTTTAACAAACTCAGATATTAGTGCAGTCATAACTCTTGAAATGTAAGCAAACACAAATAAAGAAGCTGTTGTTCCTGCCAATCCTCTCAATCCATCCTTTCTAGCTTGTGGATTAACAGGATCAATAATACGTCCTATATCACCAGTAATCGATCTCTTTGTATTGATAGCAAAGCTTTGGAATGGGAGCATAGTCTGCACTAAAAATCTTACAAACGCACTTTTATTTTTATAAACATTTGCTGCAAGTCTAGAGCTAGAGACGTTTTGGTCTTTGCTAACTATGTTTTCTGCATAAGCTATAGCCTCCATGTTTGGATTTGCAGCCTCTTGCCCCCAATTGATTTCTGAGATATCATTTACTACACCCTCAGATAATAAGAAGTCTGCATAGAAAGCATAAAAAGAACTTATAGCAGCTACCTTGTCTGTCGTTGTTAGCGTCCACATAGACTTGTCTTGCAGCCAGTCACGAGTTTTATCAAGTCGACTCTTATCAAATTCTACCCTACCTGTAAACGGATCTATGTTACCAGCCTTGTAGTCTCTTAAGAATAAAGTAGTGTGACGCAGTAGCTCATACCTCCCGTCATTAATTTTTACTTTAGGATCGCTAAGAACTCTAAGTTTTCCATCTTTATCCTTCCCTATAAAAGTTAGGGCCAGCATCTCCCCAAAAGTTCTTATAAGGTATGCTTTACCTTGTAGTGTTTTAGTGTTTGCAAAAGCAGATAGCATAACAGTAGACTGTTTAAAGAACTGTACAAACACACCACCAAAAGCATTTACTACAGCAGCAACCCTAAACATCTCAAATGGGTTACGTATCGTCTTTCCTCCTACCCTTATATTTTTTTGAAATATAAACGGAACTTCTGTAGCGTCAGCAACAAGGTAGTTGTCTATCATCTCTGACAGCTTAGCCTTTATGCTTTTAGGCATAAGGCCTTGCATAGCTTCAGTTTGGAAAGCATACTTCATAGCGAGAACATCCTCAAGCGACATCATAATAAACGAGTTTTGCCTTAGCGTTGCCTCGTTTATCTTCAAGAAGTTTAGTCCTAAAATAGAATCTCCACCGACAGCTCTTGCTTCCCTTTCAAATGTAGCGCCAGGAGTCTTTGTGTAATTACTGTTACCTGCACTACTTAGAGCACTTATCAGTTGTCTACGTATCTCCATAACAGAATCTAACTGATCATCAAAGCCTTTCTTCCTAACTTTAAAAGGAGTGTAGTTTTCTAATACCTCTAAGGTTTTACCTAGATATCTTTCTGTAAAGTTTTCAAAATCTGGGCGCATAGACTCATGCATCTGGGATAAGAAGTCTACAATTTCTACGATGTCTGTTCTTTCGCTTCTGACTTTATCTAGCAGCTCCTGTAAGTTATTAGTCTGCCCAAACAAATATTCACGAGCGTCTTTAAACTCTTGTATAGTTTCTGGATCGTATATGTCTGACTGCTCTACTTCGTACTCTTGAATCGTAGAGTCCATAGCGTCACGTAGATTCATAAACCACTCTGCTTCAGATAGAGCCTCTGGCTTTTGATTAGCCATAGAAAATATCTGTGCTATAGCATTGGATAGGTCTGATGTTATCTCACCACCCTTCTCTGTTATCTCATCGATCTTATTTTGTAGGGCAGTGACTCTCTCCATATGAGCCTGCTCATGTAGGTTTACGCTAGACATAACATCTTGGAAGCCTATAGCTACTAATATCTTAGCTACGTCAACGTTGCCTACTTTAAATACGTTACGTATAAATGAAGGGACGTTATCGGCAAAGCTTCCGTAAGATCTGTCTTTAGATCTAACACCTTTTGCTACAAGAGCTTTGATATCACTAGCTAAAGATATCTTACCCCTTACTATAGACGCTAAGTACCCAAGACCTATAGTAGAAGAGTTTACTAAGTAGTCATTGATCTTGTACTCCAAAGCTGCTAGATGTCTCATATCGAGCTGCATAAGTCTAGCCTTAAGTTCTGGTGCAGAAACGTTATCCATACTAAACAAACCTAGTATTGTTCTAAACGATGTGTCCTGCAGTAACTCCTCAAGGTTAGCCATAACTCTTGGGATAATAGCGTCGGATAAGATAAGATCCTTTTTGTTTTCTGCTAACTCAGCGCTATCCTTAGCTAGCTCATCGAGTATAATCTCTAAATCCTGTACATTGTTTACATCAAGACCTAGCTTTTTCGCTGTGTCCTCTATCTTTTTGCGTGTAGGGCTTAGTCTACTTCTCTGATACTTTTCTAGTATAGCTTTGTACTCCTCTTCAAATGTTGTTGACTTCCCAGCTTTTTCTGCTGCCTCAACAGCTTTAGTTGCCCTAGCTCTGAAGTTTGCATCTCTTTCTACTTCTTCTATGGCTTTGAAGTTTGTAGCTATAGCCATCAGAGATTTTACCTCTTTGAGGTTAGATGCTGTTACAACTAGATTACCCTCTTCATCTTTACTAAACCTAGCCCTCTTCATACTATTGTTGACGTCATTAACAAAGTCAGAGAACGACTGCATCTGATCAACAGGTATGAGCGAAGGGTTTATGCCAGCCACGATTCTTGCGAGGGACCTGTATGCTCCAAAGTCTTTTTGTTTAGACTTTCTAACCAAAGTTTTCTGCAGCTTACGCATACTCTTAACAAGATCAAGGTGATCGTCCATCGCTTTTTTTGCATCTTGCTTATCGAATATGGTAGCTATTTTATCGAGGAATGAGTCTATAATATCGAGTTCGTTTTCCGACAGCCTCTTTGCTGAAGTTCGTGCCATCTGGCCAGCTATAGTGAAGAAACTATTGAGCTGTGCAGCAGTAAACTTATCAGACGTCTTCCTATCTTTCATACGCTCTTTAATAAGAGCCTTAGCTTTGTTAAAGAACTCTTGCAAACTCTTAGACTTGTCCTTAAGTTCTTGCAGTTGCTTACGTAAATTTTTAGCCTCTGTAGATAGCTTACCCTCTCTACGTCTAGCTTGAGAGGCTATCTTAGCAGCCTCTTTTCTAGCAGCTCTTCTACCCCTAGCAAACTGAACAGCATTTTTGTATGTCTTTTCTGCCTGCTCTTTCTTCATACCGCTATCCTGAAGGATCTGTAAAATCTCATCCTTCTTCATCTTAAACAAGTTGATTTGATTAGATGATTTTAGAACAAGCTTTTTGTCCTTACCCTTGCCTTCCATAACCAAGTTAAATCCTTTTTCTGTAAGCATGTCAGCTACAGTTTCTACAATCTTCTGTGCGCTCTTACCTTCCTCTGCAGTGTTGTCATTTGATTCAGCTTCATTAACAGAACCTACCTCTTTAGTCATAAGATTGTCCTCATATGTCAAGAAACCATCTCCATCCTTTCTAGATTCAACAAGATTTGTTTCCCAAATACTTACATATCCTATGTGATATTTACCTTTTTTAGCACTTTCGTAAAACCCTGAAAGCTTTTCAGGACTTATAATTTGGAATCCACTTCTCGCACCTTGTTGGGCAAAAGATTCATTAATAGGCACACTTATTTCATTACCTTCAGCATCAACACTAGACATTAAAATGCCTTCAGCTTTTTGCTCTGGTATACCCTCCAACCTTCGTTGTATACGTCTAGGCATATCCTCAGCATTGTATCTTGAACTAAGGGGGTTATCATTAGGAAATCTAAACTCATCCCTAGCAGCCAATATAAGTAGACTTGTAGGAACTACATTCATACCAAGTTCATCCATAGCTATGAGCCTGTGATTTCCTTCAATAATTTTTGCGTAACCTTGAGAGTCTACATCTAGGACTATACCTGCATCACCTGGTATAGATTCATCATACCCGTCTTTTAATAAAGACTTTTTAATTTCCTCTATCCTTCTTCTGCTATCTTCATTTTGATAATTTTCTCTACCTGCTATAGTTCCACGATCTTGGAAATTTAACATGACAGATACAGGGATGTATGCTGTACCTCCCAACCTAAAACCATATTGACTGACTTCAGGGACAAACTCTTTTGTCTTAATTTCTACTGGTCCAGATATACGATCTCCGCTTCTAATTTTTTGAGCTTGTGATTTTAACTCTTCTTCTGTATCATCATCAGTGGTTATTGTCGGTACATCTTTGAGATCCTCGGTAGCTTCAGCTAGTCTTTGCATACCAGCGACACCTAAACCTGCCTCCATAGTGGTGGTAACAGACTTGATAGCGTTAGCTACGTTCTTTAATGTAGGATCTTTGAACTCTGTCCCAAACAATTTACCTACGTAGTTTTTCAGTGACGTTATAAGTCCTTGCTTATACTCTGCTGATAAATCACCGTTAGTGATGTCAGCGAGTATTTCTACAACAAGTTCCTCCGCAGCTTGTGCATTTTGTTCTACAATTTGTGATAATAACTTTCTAGCAAGCTCGTCTGTCACAGCTACCTCTGCTAAAGCTTGTTGCTCTTCAGTAAGATACTCACTAATAAAAGCCAGATATCTTTTAGCGTTAGGTAAAGCCATAGCGAACTGCCGTGCAAGCTTGCGTAGTGCTGCGCCTTTACCTTGCTTTTCATCGATTTGCATGGCAGCAGAGTGGAAAGCTTCGTGGTATGCTGTGTTTGCTTTCAAAGCAGGTAAGAAAAGATGCACTTGATTGCCATCTTTTATATGAATACCTCTTGACACCTCCTCGCCTGTAGCTTTTTCAAAAGCTTTAGCTGTGCCATGAATAAACACTTGACCGCCCTGACCTACAACAGTTTGTATTACTTTCTTTATGTTTTGTAGTCCACGTATAATTTCTTCACGAGACGAAAACTTAGTAGATATAATCTTACCAGTATTAATAATTCTATCTATAACGCTATTGGCATTTTCGCCAGTAAGTTCTACTGAATTGCCTTTGCCTACTCTTCCGTAATCTATTATGTCTGGATCTACTCTACCCACCTCGTCTATAACAGCTTGAGTTTCAGGATCTTCTAAGTTTTGCTCTATGAAAGATTGATTCTGCGAATACTTACCCTCTATATTAAACTTAGTTTCAAAAGCCTGTTTTGTGTCTGCCTGTAAAGCTGAAAGCTCTGCTTCAAATACAGCAACAGCATCCTGATTGCCTTGACTTCTTGCCTCCTCTAAATTTTTTCTAGTATCAAAAGCTTTCCTTCTGTTTTTTCTAATACGAGTATTCAATCCACTAATCTCTGTAAGATCCTCATCACTAATGCCTGTTAAAAAAGCAAGGTCCCTGGCCGAAACTCTCCACATCTGATCCTGAATTTCTAGCATCTCTTGCTTTATCTGAGCTTTCTTTTCAGAGTTTGTTTCATTGGCTAATCTTTTTTGTAGAGCTTCGTATTTATTTTCTAAAGCTAGCTGATCTTTAAAATTAAACTTTGAAGCTATGAAAGATGGCGCTCGTACAATCCCCATCTGCAAACTTCCTGCTGCAGTACCTATAGCAAAAGCATCAAGAGTTTCAATATAGTTGTACTTTATATCTGTTTTTTCTATTTCTTTGCCTGCTATCTGTGATCTTAAATTAGACGCTACATCATCAGCTATATCTTCTGTATTTAACCTTGTCTGTAAATCTGAAATCTCTCTATCTAAAGCTGTACGCTCAGCATAATTAGTAAGTTGCTGACCTGCAAAAGAAACCAACCCTTCCTCTATACCCTCTTCAAAAAACTTAAACACTCTATTTCCCGTAGTCTTTTTCCAAGCTGTCCCTATAGCTCCCCTCACTCCTTTCCTAGCTGTTGTCTTTGCTGTTTCTTGAGCTATATCTTTTACCCCTATACCAAACATCTTACGCAAAGCATTGGCAGAGATAAGCTCTTGCTTCATAAATATTTTTTCTGACACATACTCAAACCCACCCATAAGAGAAGAGTATAAAATCTTTTCACCCTCAGTTAAGTGTGCATTGCTTTTTATATCACTATACGCACTTCCTGAAGCACTTCCAGCAAAGCCAACTAAAGCTACCTCTGGAGCACCTGCCATAGTCATAACTATTGTACCAGCAATCTGAGGTACAGCAGCTGCAACGCCATCTAAAAATAATGTATTTGCTGCACTAACATTTCCGTCAATATAATTTCCAAAAACACCTTTTTCTATTTCGTCAAAAGTCAAACCTTCTCTTAGGCTTTTATTTTGACTCATAGCTGCAGACAACTCATTCCAGCTAAACATGTCAGGCTCAAACTCTCTTCCGTATATGTCTTTGAAACCTCCCTCTGCTACTAGATCTCCTGTTCTAATTCTTTCTGACAATAAAACGCTTTCAGAAGTTGAGTTAGTAAGGCCTATCATATTAGCCAAATCAATAAATCCAAACTCTATCATACCTGCAGTTTGGTTTAAATTTTTAAAATACGTTTCGTCATCTAACTTCCTACCAAAGTATTCAGCACTTTGTCTATATCTGTTTATTGCAGTATCTCCATTCATAAACACCTCGTCCATAGACATTTGCATAACCACATCAAAAATATCGTAGGCTCTTCTTTCTATACCCAAGACTTCATTTGCTTCGTTATATAGTGATATAACAGTAGCCTCTTTATCTCTTTCTCTGCTTAACACATCATCTTGTTGAGCCTTGGTAGTAGCTCCAGAAAATTCATCTACAAAAATCTCTATGTGATTTCTAACTTTACGTTTGTTATCTAAAGCTTGTACAACCTCAGATCTAGCTGTATAGTAACCAGCTACTTTATTGTACTCTTCTGTTGTTAACTCTTTTCCAAAAGCACTATAGTACTCAGATGCCTTTTCAAAAGTGCTCAGCTTTTCTGGCATCATGCCTTGAGCTATAGTCAACTCCTCTTCACTTGTGGGAATGTAAGATGTGTTAAATTGATTGAGGTGAGGTTCATAAAAAAAACTCGCACCCTCCTCGGTGTCTATTGTAGGAACCTCAGCTACAACAGCACTACTATATGTACCTATATCAAATGTATTAGAAACAATAGCTTGCTTTCTCATCTCTACATTTAAAGTAGAGTTAGCATCTTCCATAAGCAACCCACTATTTTTAATAACAGTTTCAAACACATCTGCTGTTGCACCTGTATTAACTACATAAGGGTTATCTTTTAGTGTATCATAAATTTCATTACTAAAACTTGCAATATCACCAGGTCCTACGGGAGTGCCTAAGTTTATACCTCTACTTGTAAACCAGTCCTTTGCTAAGTGATAGTTTTCGTAGTCTACAGAATTTATGTCTCCATCTGTAGCGACAAAGCCCTCAGTAGAAAACTGCTCGGCTAACTCGTTTCTAGACTTCTCATGAAATGCTTTTTTTTCTTCTGGCCTTAGAGCGCCTGTGCCAGTAAAATTACTGTCGTCTATTGGATCTGTTCTACTACCGAATATACTCTCAAAGAAATCACCTTGTAGTGCTTCTTGTCGTGACGCCAATCGTGATAGATCGTCCTCTCTTTGTGAAGGTGGCACAGTAGTGTCCGTTGGAACATCTAAATCTCCACCTTCTACACCAAATCCTAATTGAGTAGAGTACTCTGCTGATAGCGCTGAATCTTTTTTTTTTGGGGCTACGCCAGCCACGTAAATAAAATCTCTTTCGTCAAGAGTGACACCAGCTCTTTGAACAATTCTATACACAGCATCAAAAGCCTCTTGCTGTTTCATTGCTTCAAAAAGTTGTTCTTCCGTTCCTGTGTATCCAGCACGAGTTACAATATTAAAAATACTGTCTTGACCTTCTGTAAATCCGTTCATGATTTAAGATTTTAAATTAGGGTACTCTCTTTCTACTCCTGTGGCTTCATCCATTTTCTTTAAACCTTCTACACCAATAGCATAAGACAATGGATCTTTACCTCCAGACAATTGCGAAGCTACCAATAAATTAGCATCAGCTTGCGATAAGTTTTCTTCGTCTATGTTGTATCCAAAACCGTTTAGTTTTTTAACAATTCTTGATTTATTATTTTTCAAGAACTGTGCAGCAGCTTGTTCAGCATACTCTGGTGAAAGTATTAAATCTGGGTTTTGTACAAGCCTGTCATCACCAAATAGTTGTTCTGATATTTTTGCATAGTTGGCTCTACCTGTTATCTGCAAATAACCTCTACCCCTAAACTTAAAACCATCGCCCTCTTCTGTATTACCAAGGAAAGGTTTGTTTTCATCCCCATAAAAAGTATTAAATACTGCCTCTGGGTTATTGACTAGTTGTTTTAAATCTCTTCTTTTTAAACCTAACTTTTTTATACTATCACCGAACACCTCTTTAATTCTTTTAACACTTGAGTAGCTGCCTTTTTCTATAGTTTCTCTATCTCCTAACCCTTCTTTCATAGAACCTGCTTCAACAGCTGCTACATATGCATCAGGCTCATTTTTTAAAACATTTGCAAGTGTAGCCTCTTCTGAACCCACCATAGCTTCAGGGACATCGACTTGAAATCTAGATGTGTCAGCATCAAATTTTACATTTGAAAATTGTGTATCTATTATAGCTTCAGAATCTTCTTTCACTAACATTTCTAAAGGCTCTCCCTCAACAGTCTCCTCTTGAGTAGAATCTGCTTGTGGTTCTGTAGTGGTTTGATCTTGCTGCTTAGAATCTTCGCCAGGAACTATGCCGCCATTATTCATACCAGCTACATCATTAACTACTCCAGCATCTTTTTTATTGTCATCTTCAGCTTGCTCTTGAATGGACACTCCAAGTTGATTTATAGCTTCCTCTATTAAAATATTATAGTTAAGAGACTGACCTACTTTTTGTTGCGCTTGAAGCTGATCCTTTATGTTATTAAAGGCATTAGGATGTGTTGAAGAGTTTACGTATATATCAGCCTCTTTTGTAAGAAGCGCTAACATATCTGTTTCAACTTGATTAAGGTTTGTTATGGCTGATAATTTATCTATAAGGTCTTGATTCTTAGCAATCTTATAGCCTATTACTTTTCCAGTAGATAAATCTATAATAGCTTTTTCTACATCTACACCAACATTACTTACTGTTACATCTCTAAAGTTTCCGCCACTAGCTACACTACCTACACTCATGTTTGGATATTCATTAGTCAAAGTAGGATCTGCAGCTGGTCTTTTACCTTCATACGCTGTAAATATTGTCCTAGTCATAGTTTCGTCTGTATCACTCGTAGCTTTAGATATCATTTCTCGTACAGCGACTTCATCTGGGCGAGGGAACTGTGCACTTATGGTATTGTAGTAATTTCTTGCATGGATAGTTTCTCCTTCCCTAAAGTTTTTTATGTCATCAAGATTTATTCCTGTTGGAACATCCCGTAAATTATCTATACTTTCTATTTCAACAGCATAGATTGGAGTGCCGTCAGCTTCAAAGCCTGTAACTTTAGATATAGAATTACCGTTTTTATCTGTTATAGCAAAAAGCTCTGGGTGCATCGTATTGTTTATAGACTCTAGATCTCCAGATTGCAAATCTCTATTTGAAGCATACAAACTCTTATACCCTTCTAAAGCAGTGGCGTTCCATATTGTTTTGTTGTTACTTGCAAAAACATTATACTGCTTTGCTAGATCTTCAGAAAAATTTTCTTCATCAAACCCTACCTTAACAGATTGGTTACCAACAACCTGAGTCTTATAATATCCACCTTCTACTGTGCTTTTGCCTGCTTTAGGAGATATCTGAGAATTAAAAACCTCAGCCCCTACTTTACTACCTAAAAACTTATAGTCACCTACTATAGATCCTGTTTCGTAAAACAGATTGTCTGCATTTGATGCAGTAACTCCAGAGTTAAAGTAATCTATTGCGTTGGCACCTTGTCCAACCATAACAACGTTACCCTGCTTTGTGTATATAGGAGGCATAGCGTACTCATTAATAGCTTGTATGTTAGCCTCTAAAAGTCCTGACTCAGCAAGCTCTGTATTACCTCTTATTTCAGCGGTTTTTTTAGCTATAAACTCTGTCCCAAACTTAGCATCTTGAACGATACTTAAATATTGATTTTTAGCCTGTACAAAAGCAGCTTCGTTAGCACCGCTAGGATCTAACTCAAATCGTGTAGCAGCTTCCTGATAGATATCCAAAGCCATTTGTGCTGCACCCTGATACTTTTGATTGATCTGTCCTGGTACAGCCTCCCCTGCAGCAGCTTGAGGGTTTAGAGCTTTCATCTTAGCGTCCCTTTGTGCAGCTCTTTCTTGAGCTACAGCAAGGATAGGGTTGGAAAATTGCTCTGCAACATTTCTTCCGATAGCACCGTAGTCTATGTTGGGTGCTAAAAACCCTGTTTTAAATCGTGTACCTTGTTCAGACATCTCTCTCGAATCTTAGTAATAATTTTAATAAATATTTATGCAGTGGAGTATCACCTTCCTTTGCTAACTTAAATAATGTTTCAGACTGCTCTGGGTTGAATACATACTCACCCCCAGTAAGCTCCGCTTCTTTTACACCACTTTCTTCATCAATAACAGCTTTTTTGTTTGTGCCGTGATCGAACTCGCCTTCTGTAACAAACGGAGCTTCTTTAGTTTTACCACCTACTCTGTAACCTACCATACCTCCATCTTTCATCAAAGCTCCAATAGTACCTCCAGCAAGCCCTGCAATACCCCCAGCTACGTTAGCAATGTTTTGGATTCTTTGCTGCTCAGCTTGCGCTACCTGAGCCTCTGCTAAACCTTTAGCATCATATGCAAATTCTATATCTCTTGTGCTACGAGCTTCTTGCAACTGAGTGCTTCTTTCTTCAGCAGCACCTAACTGCATAAGAGCTTCGGATTGTAGCCTCTGTTGAGTAAGAGCCTCTTCCCTTTGTGCCCTTTGAGCTTGTGCTGTAGCTCCAGCTAAAGCACCTAACCCTCTAGCACCAAACTGTGTAGCGGCTTGCGCTGTGGTAGCTAAAGATCTGTTTATATCATCCATCCTCATCTGCAAAAGCCTTTGATCATATGCTCCTTTAACACCCTCGTAATATGCTGACGGTGTAGATAAAGATGGTTGCGAAGCTCTAAGGTCTTCTAGCTCTTGTAAAGCAGTATTTAAATTTGCTGATGCTGTTGCTTCTAGCTCCTCTTGATTTAACATACCAACAATACCACCTACAAGTTGACCTACGCCACCTGCTGCTGTGCCTATTGCTTGAGCTTGTCCTACTGATAATGGTCCGTTTGACATAATTTATTTTTTATTTTGTGATGGAATTGACGAATTATTATGTAAAGGAGAAGATTTGTACACCATGTTTACAGCAAACAACTCTACTGGTGTAGTAGCTGTATTTGTTAAAGCAACTTGAGCATGATAGTCTCTCATTTTATCTCCATTAATACTTGCTGATGATACAGCCATAACCGTATCTCCTGCTGAAAGACCAGAAACAGTACCGCTAGCGGTGATTTCTTTTCTTCCAGATACAGAAGAAATTGTAACACTAAGATTTGTTTCTGATGAACTTTCTAATTTAAACAAGCTGTCTGCAATTCCAAACGGCAAGTTACTAATTTTTGAAGTAAATGTTATAGTAGATCCACTAACAGAAGCAACCTGACCTAACACAACTTTATGAGATGTATTGGTAGTAGAGTTTGATGTAGCATCTTTTTCTATTTGCCTGTAAAACAAACCTTCTCTTTGCTCAAACTCGCTGTTAGCCATAGTAGCTGTAGTTTGATTTGTGTTAGAAACTATAGCATCCCAAGAAAAATTACCTTCTAAACTCATTGCATCATATACTTTTATATCACTAGGATTAGCTCTAGACACCACCGTAAGTGTGGAATTGTTTTGAACTCCATAGAAATTGTTTCTAGTTTCGTTAATATTGTGCCTGTACATAACTCCATCAAGAAAAGAAAAAAATCTATCATGAAGTTTTTCATACATCTCTGGTTGGAAAGAGTAAAACGTCAACCAAAACTCTTTTGTCGTAGAATAAGCTATCGTTTCTGCTGTTACATGATCACTCGTCGATGATAACGTCAAGGATATAGAAGATCCGTCAGATTGTTTTGTTACAGATGATGGTAAATCAACACTATTGTCTTTCAAAGAAACTGTAGCTGTACCACCCAAACTGCTATTGCTTGTAGTAAGTTTTACATTAATACTACTTGTAGAAGTTCTTAGAGCACTATCAACGATACAGCTACCTCTATCAGCTAGTTTATCTAAAACAATAACCCCATTACCAGAGTTATCCCACTCTTGATCTTCTAATTGGAAATTATCTGAAAGTTTTTCCCAAGTGCTGTTTCCTCCATCTTTAAAAATAATATCGCATAAAGCATCATTAAAAGTAGTGGTGCTAGACTTCGAAACATTACTTAAAGTTCCTCCATTAACTGAGGGCACATCGATTTTACGTGTGTCTATAGCTTGTACAGTAACGATATACTCATCGTTATCTGGATCTAATCCGCAAGGAATTTTTGCAGTTTGGGTTACAGAGTTTATATCAGAAAATTTAGTTCCGAAATAAGAATCCATATTAATTGCGCTTATGAGTTTAATTCCTTTACCACTTATTTCTACAACAGCACCCTTTGCCACATCGCAAAAGTATATTTTACCAAAACGTTCTACTACGCTTTCTGGTTGTTTTCCTGGACCATAGTCACCACCATAAAAAGTTTCTGTACCCATAACATTTATAGATGTTACAAGCTGTCCTCCACCAGCATCTTCAATAAGTGTACGCCCTATAGGTGTGCTAGAAACTTTGTTTTCTTGCATTACCATTAGAGTTTCACTGTTGTCTAGCATAAAGCATATATCTCCATCACGACTATTGTAATCTTTAAATGGAAATAAAGATGGGTTAAAAGACGATAGGTTTAGTCTAGTAGAATCTAAAGCAAATGCATCGCTATACGTAACAGAAGACGTTCTTTGTATCTCAGCTTGCTCTGGCATTTCTATATGGGGCCTACCGATAGCAACAGCTTTTGAATCAAAGAAGTCACTAACGGACTCATCTTCAATGTAATACCTTTTATAAAATTGATCTGAAGGTTTAGCAGGGTTTGGTTGGCCGTTAATATCAGAATCTTTGACATTAGATAAAAGACTTCTTTTTCTAAAATATACATCCCCAAAAGTTAAAGTGATAGCCCCAAAAAACATTCCAGTAGCACTATTCTGGGGTATAGATTGACCTATAAATGAAGAGAGTTGTCCACCTAGGGATGGCTCAAACGTGTACATAAAACCTCCGCCCTCAACAGGGAGAACCTGAGTAACAAAAACATTTTGAGCCAATATTTGTTGAAACAAAACTTCATCTCCTACATATAACCTTTGATTGCTAAAAAATGTATTACCTGAGTCCACAGTTAAAGGGAACGGATCAGGGCTTGTGTTCGGCCTATCTCCTGCGTGTGTTCTTACACCACCTACTTCTACTATATCAAACGCTTTTCCTACCTCATAAAAGATTTGATTTTCTACTTGAGACTTAGGTCTATAAATTTCTACAATACAATCATTATGAAAAAAATCTGTACCTCCTGCTACAGAAGAAATATTAAAATTATCGATCCCCTCATCTCGTATACCTAAATACCATCCTGTTCTTCTATAATTATTTTCGTTTGGCAAAGTACTGCTTGTCGACAAAGTTATTGGGTTTGTTTCATCATCAGGGAAGTACCTGTAAAAGCTTATAGGAAACTCTACTAGCGGTCTAATTATATTTAACTCATTATCTAAACACTGCAAAACACGCAACATATCGCCCTCTTTATATTCATAAGAAAGCAAAGATCCTTTCGATTCTTTATGAGAATTATTTTTTCCCTCCAAAGCCCTCATAGAAAGATAGATTGTTCCTTGAGTAGCGCCAGCTAAAGCAGATTCTATAGGCCTAGTAAGAGCAGCAGAGTCTCCTTGCTGTGGGGCTAATGGATCAGAATATGTTTCTGTTCTACCCAAAGCCGCCTCCATAATCGATGTATGAAGTATTTTTTCATATGTTGTATTTTTTGAATATACAGGCGCCCATTTGCTAGCCCAATAAGGAGGATCGTGAAGTACTTTTATATCTATATGTGTTATTCCGTTATTGCCAAACCTGTCTTCTTTACCAAAATGTGATACACTAACGCTATTTAATTTTTGAACTGCTGACGGTCTATTCTTTTCATCATAATAAACTATCCCAAATTCATGATCTGCACCTGCCTTAAATGAAGGTCCTGAAATTGAGTCTTCTGTAACATAATCTATACTAGAAGATGCTACACGAAAACCTTCATATCCTGTTACTATACCATCCGAAAAACTATCTATTAAGGTATGACCAGTAGGTGCAGCAAAGTTTTGACTTCCTATATTGATTGGAACAAATTGAAGATTATCATAAAATTGACTTAGTGGCTCTGCTGTTTGTAAAATAGCATCTGCATCAAATGATGTTGATATACTCCCTCCAGAAAAAAACTCAAGAAAGGCATCAAGAATATTTTGATCTTCCTCAAGAACCGATGTAGAAAAGATATTTCCTGGTAAACTGATGCTATTGATAGTAAGATTACTTTGAATAACTCTTAAGTGAAATCTAACTTTATCAACTCCATTATCATTAAGGTAATGTCCTTGATAAAGCTCAAATGTAATAGGTCCGCCTATATTTAAGTCTACGTCTTGAAATTGCATATTAGTGTTAGCAACAACTTCTGGTGGTAAGTTATCAGTAAAACCTCTTGCATTTATTCCTGCACCTCCGAAAATTGCAACAGTTGTAAGACCATTTAAAGAGTTTGCTATTTTGTTAGCAAAATTTTCTATTGCACTATTTCCTGCTCCAGATGAAGTTTGTGTAAAAGAAGATAGTGTTTCAAAAGCTATACTGCTTTCAGGAAATAAGCTATTTATAGATCTATTTTCTCTAGTGCTATCTGGATTATACTTCTCAAGAAAAAAAAACTCAAATGTGCTTGGCAGATTTGTATACCCAGTTAAAGTTTCAATATTTCCTGGGTTAGCGCCATCTTCAGTAAGAAAATTTGCTGTAGCCGTAAAACCTGCACTAGTAAACATTCCCATAGCTAAAGAATCGCAAGTTACATTTAGACTACAAACAAAATTACCTTCTGGTATTATATCTAAATCAGAAAATTCGCTTATGTCTATATCAACTGTAACTGGAGCAGTTGTAGATGCAGAAGATGTAAGAGCGCTATTGTCTGCATTTGGCGTTGATAAAAATTGACAAAAAGTATTAGAAGTAAATGCCAAACTGGCTTGACCAGTAAGGCCTGCAAAATACTTATATACTTGAATAAAATCGATACTATCGACTGGACCAAAACTTTCTAAAAGCAAGGCTTCATCTGCACTAATACTAAAGTCTTCTGGTGTAATATTATAAAAAGGATTTATATCAACCCTAGTTTCTATATTATCAAAGCCCTCTAAATAATTGCCATAAAACAATCTATTGTTACTTATCGCTTGTGCAAAAGCTTTTCTAGGAACAGAATCAAATAATTTATTAGCCTCTTGATCAGCTAAGAAAGTGTATATCCCATCATTGGCAAAATCTATAGTTTGAGTACCAACTATATGATCTACCTCATCAATTCTAAAAAATGCACCCTCATTATTACGTCTAGCAAAAACTCTAATTTTTTCTATTGGTCCTTGTAATCCAGTAAGAGTAAGTCTTAACGTGTTATTCTGATCTTCAAAAAAGTTTTGCGTTGTAATGTTGTGAGCCATGTTAGTTCTACTAACAGTAAGCTCTGAGTATTGTGATAAAGCACTTACCTCTCCATCATCATACACATATTGATACGCAAACTGAAAGCAGTTGTTTTTTAAAGCGTTAGAAGAAATACCTTCTATACTTAAAAACTCAAACGTAATAGGAGTTTGCGGAGCAGCTTTACATACAGTTAAATAATTGTCTGCTGTAGCAGCATTATCAATGCCTGCATCATAGTTGTTTTCTAAAGCTTTGGTAGCATTTATTTTTCGTGGCTCGTTTCTGTTATCCGTGAAATACAGAAGGTGTTCCCCAAACTGATTTATAACCACATCAGCTTTAATGAAGCTGCTTAAAGAAAAGTTTAACGCACTATTTTCATATATCTTAATATATGTATTTGTAGCATGGCTATAGTGATATATACCGTGATTGTCGTTTGAGTTGTATAAAAAAAAGTAAATACATTTACCAGCTTCTGATGCAACTGATCCTAATACACTATTTGTGCCAGTAGGGTATGCTTCGCTAAGCCCTGAAGCTGCTATAGCGGTATTACCAAGAACGTTTTTTATAATACCTCTATCTCCATCAGGCTCTTGAGATACACGCACGTTAAGTGCGTCTGACATTTCTACTCCCTTAATAAGCCTAGCGTCCTCATCTTTATTGAGATACTGCGGTATGAGTTTATCAATAGCCATTAATACTTAGGTGCTTGTTTAAAGTTCTTACGAATAGTTTTAAGAGCTTCCTCTTTGCTAAATGCTTTCAGTCTAGCGTTAGCTTTTCTACGCTCGTTATAGTACTCTGAGCGTGCCCTAGCCTTTTCAGCCATAGGCACACTGCTTTTTCTTTCTATAATCTTGTAGTATATATATGATCGTAAAGCTTCCTCTGCCTCTATATGTACAGTAGGGTTTACAGATCTAGCTTCGTCAGCAATATATTCTATAACAATTTCGTTAACACTACTGTTAGAAGAAAACTCTATTCTGTTTTGGTCGAGGTTGAGCCTATACTCCCCCTCGTAAAAGCCTCCCCCTAAACCGTAGATCTGACCAATATTGTTTTGGTATATGTAGTTAGAAAACACGATGAAGTCGTCAGCACCGAATACACCACCAACAGCTATGCTTCCTTTAGAATCTACTCTATCAAATACTCCGTCTCCATCGCTATCAATAGGATTGCCTGCTGCATTAGTACTGTAAGCTTGAGAGTAGTTTATGTTTTTGTTTTCACCAAACACATGTACAAGTCCGTCGCTACCTACGATACCTACCTTTACTAAACTTACAAAGTCGTCAGGTAAATCAACAGTATTGTTAGTTCCTGCTGAAAGTTTTATAGAGCGTACCCTTTGAAGTAAATCAAAACCCATTTCTCTAATACCACGCAAAGCGTAGTTGTGAATAAGAGTATCTGAAGCGTTGTTTGCGTAATCGTCACCCTCTAGTGTAAGAACAAAGTCATTGACTACTTGATCTACTGTAACTAAATTTCTTGCCATCTCTTATCGTCTTTGTTGTGTTTGTTGTCCTCCTGTAGCGTATGCATATACATCTCTATCACGAAGGTTTACTCCTATAAGTTTACCCATCTCTAAAACTAACTCAGAGGTATAGTGTTCTGGTAGCTCAAAGTCTACTGAAGATGATGCGTTGTAAGCTTCTTTACCGTTTTGAATTAAAAATCCAAATGTCGGTAGAGCAACAGTTCTTGCTCCAGTTGTAGGATCTAAACCTTCTGGTTGCTTGTAGTAACGCATAGTAATTCTGTTTACGCTTGTCGGGAATACAGTGATTGTATCCCTTACAAGCGCAACAGGCTTTGACTTAGTAGGGGCAGAGAGGGTACTTAAAAGTATTCTGTCAATTTTCTCTTCATCGTATACTGAGTCTATCATAACAGAGTTTGTTACGTCAAGAAGAACATCACCAAACGTCTTAAGGCTAATTAGTCTAGCGAAGTCGTCAGGCTTAGCAAACGACCCACTTGCTTTCGTAATGTTTGTCTGTACAGAAAAGACAGCGAGATCTTCTTTGATCTGTTTGCTTCTAGACTTATCCCTCGCAGGATCTACGTTTCTTTTACGTAGAGCCTCTACATTGGTAAGCTCTTGAAACAGCCTGTTAAAAATATTCTGTTGTGCTATAGGAGCAAAAGAGTTGAACTCCGTAGGAGTAACAAACCCTCGCTCATCTTTGTTAGCTAAATCGCTTAATGCGTTGTATACCTCTCTTACGCTTGCCATTACATTTATAGTTGTATGGCAAATATAAGAAAAAGGGAGCAGTGCCCCCTTTTCCCATTAGCTATGAAGAAATGAAATGTATTTAAGCAATCTCTTCGAGTTGCCTGTTTATTTCATTAAGAACAGATGAGCCCTTGTCTGTTAAACAAAAGCGTGTCATGGTATCAATTGCATCCTGTCCTACAGGGACCGAAACTACGAGTTTTCCTGTATCTGACCAAACAATTACTCCCTTTTTTTCTGATATGATCTGGAAGTCCAAAGCTTGCATTACGCTAGTTCGTGCGTGAACAAGTGGATTGTCGAACATCTCGATAAAGGTCTGTGGCTTTTTCTTAGCGTATAATACCAAAGCTCTTTTTACCTGTAAGTCTTTTTGATTTGTATTGATTTTTAAAGACATAGCTACAGGTAATAACTCCTCTATAGGCCTAGCTTTAATAAGTGATATAGCATCGTGTACCAAAAACTCGTCTTCTATTTCTTTTTCTACATCTACTGTTTTATCTATAAGCTTAAATGCCCCACCACCATTGGCATGATTGTCTGGGTGCTTATCTAAATATTGTCTAAGTGTAGGTTGATCGTAACGAACAAGAAGCATTTTGTTTCTAAAAATAACATGCTCTCTAATAGCTTGATCTGATTGCTCGTCTACATAAATAGATGGCTCTCCTGGACAGTATCTAATTGCTCTTCTTTGTCCTGTCTCCTCATCAAATACAGTAAGCCTGTTTGCTCTTAGTTTATAAAACACACCGCCCTTACCTCCGATAGTTTCATACAGCTTAGGTAGTTTTTCTTCATTAGGAAGTGTTCTTTTGATTGTAGACTTTTTAGCTTTTACAGCTTTCTTTGGCGCTGCCTCTGGAGCAGGGCTAGTCTCTTTGCGAGCTATAGGACGGCCTCGCTGTACCGTGGTTTTTTCTTGTGTCATAATTAAATAGTATTAAATTAAAAGGGAAAGTGGGGAGAGCCATTCCCTCCCCCTTTCTTATGATAGCATATGTTATTAAGCGAATGGAGTAGCTAAAGTGCCGTCGCCAAAAACAACACCGTTTAAGTGCCAAACAGCAGTAGCTGATCCTTGACCTCCAGCAGCAACGCCAGTACAAGTAAATGTACCGCCTAAAAATCTACCTTTCTCATCAGCATCCATAACCATCTTATCATCATCAGATCCATCTGCATGGAATTGCTTTAATGAGACAGTTCCTGGAGCATCTTTATCAGAAATTACAACTGTTGATCCTGCAGTGAAAATATCATTTGCAGAAGCACCGTCTAAACTAAACGTTCCTGTAAAAGTTGTTTCAATAACAAAATCGTATGTTAAACCAACTTGAGCAACAGGAAGAGTTGCAACGATACCGCCAGCTCTATTTAATCTAAACAAAGTTCCAGACTCAGAAGCAAGAATGCTCTTTGTTGCAGCAGTAAGGTTTTGAACTTTAGATCTAGGACCTACGTTATGTGTAATTGAATCAACAACAGCGCCTGTAGCACCTACATTATTAGAGAAGTAAACTTCATCCTCATCGTTTAATTCAATCATAGCATTTCTACCTTTTGAAATAATAGTAGAAAGGTCTTCCATAAACTCTTTCTCTTTATTTTCTGCAGTAGAAATTGCAACAACAGTATTTCCGCTTGTGTCTTCTACGTTAAATTCTAACTCAACAGTATCAGCAGCTCCGTGACGCATAGACTTTAACCCACTTAAAGGTAATGTTACAGCATCGTCAGCTGCATTGTTTATATAGATATATTTTGACATATTTTCTAGTAATTAAAAGATTAAACAGTACCTTGAATAAGAACGTGCTGGTTAGCAGATCTTGTTACTAGACAACACTCTGAACGGTAGTGGAACTTAGCGATATCTTGAGTATCGTTAGTGAAACCAAGAACGCCACCACCAGTTACCCAGTGCTCCATCTCACGGTTGTAACCGCCAGCAGCCTTGAAGTTCATTTCTAGAGCAGGAGCTCTTTCACCTGAACGTGGATCTACTACGTTAGCAAGAGGAATCATTACACCAGCACATAGTCTGTTGTGAACATCGTCATTACCAAGAAGTGTTGGATCGTTAAGAAGCTTGAAGCTGTTCTTGTGGAACGTATATCCGCCACGAGAGAAAGACTTAAACCCAAGGTTTAGAGCCATGTCTCTGTCGTTGTTGAAAGCTCCAAAGCTTGCAGCAACACCTGCAGTAACGTTAGCACCAGCACCAGCACCAGCAACCATATCGTCAAGAAGAAGGTCTTGACGAGTAGCTGAGTAAACAGCGTATTCAGCAGGACATCCGTTCTTATCCATCTCCTTGATTAGAGCGTCAAGGTCACTAAGACCAGCAGAACCGATAAGGTCTGAAGTTACCATACCACGATCCTCTAATGCTGAGAAGTATCCCTCAGTACCGTCGATATCAGTAATACCGTTTGAAGTATCAATGTTAGTTACCTTCTGTCCAAGAAGCATTACCATCTCACGCTTATCCATAAAACGCTGACGAGTATCCATTTCAGACTTGATGTAGTAACGGAAGTCACCACCACCTACGTCGATGTAACCGATGTTAGTAGCTTGTGATCCAGAAACTTCGAAAGACTCCTTTACGATAGCGTAAGGATTAGTTCTCTTAACAACGTTAGACTCTAGGAAACGATCTGGTTGATCAGAACCTTGAGCGAACATGTTACCGATAATAGGCATCGTGTATGTTTGCTCATCAACTAAAGCTACAGTTGGGGCAGCAGCACCGTCAGCAGCGTTAGCTCCAAGAAGAGGCTTTGTAGTAAAGCCTGATCCATTGGTTTCAACAGCAGTAACTAATAAACGGTCAACACCGTTGATAAGAAGAATATCTCCTACACGACAAACAACTTGAGCAGAAGAAGCATCAGTAAAAGATCCTCCATCTGCAGTAGCAACTCCGTCAAAGATTAATCCTCCAGCGATATCTGAAAGATCAGTTGCTTGAGCACTACCATCTTTGTCAACAGCACTAGCGATAGTAGCAGTTTGCGTTTGGTGTAGACGAGCTTCCTCGTAGTACTGAACATTATCAGCAGTACCATTAGACTTGATAGCTCCAGTCATTTTTAAAAATCCAGAAATGCCTTGATTACCGAAAGACTTCGATAGTTTAGCACGTACGTCTGGGGCGTTTACTTCATCAATGAAGTCAAACAACGAAGTATACTTCGTTGGATCTGCTAAATTATACAGGTTGTTATTGATGCCTTTAGGGGCAGAGCTAAACGTACCTGTAGATTGTGTAATAGCCATGATTTACAATTTTTGTAGTTATACTTTAAATGTCATGCTAGTACTACCTCCAAGTGCATTTAATAATTGTTCTTCAAGTTTATTTCTTTGATCTGGTTGTTGATTGACATTTGGTCTGCTTGCGTCAACATTAGCTGCTTGTGCTACAACACCTTTTCTCCCATCGCTCAATCCTTGATTATAGATTGACGATACGATACTATCTATGTTATCTACAAGAGCCCTGTGTGCATTGAGCTTATCAAAGTTCCAATCTCCAGAATCACTTACGTAATCGTTGAAGTACTCATCAAGCTTTGAGTTTTTTTGTACAAGCTGCTTTCTGTAGTTGTCGTCAATACCAAACTTAAACGTTTCGTTTCCTGGTAGATCAAACTCTAGATAACCAAAGTTATTTGTTCTAGCAGACATGCTCTTAACCCAATCCTCGTCGATAGGACTATCCATGTCGCTCGTTTCTACTACAGGGGCTTCATATGAAGATCTTAATTCTGTAATAGATTTACGAGCTTTTTCCGCATCCATTTTAAGCTGAAGCTTAGACAACTTTATTTCGTCTTCACTGTGGTAATCCTGGTCTAGCTTGTACTTGTTTTTAAGTAACAGAGCTACATCATCAGATGTAAGACTAGGGTTTTCAGCGGAAACTTGCAAACGCACTAAAGACATCTCATCCATTTCGGATGGATCTAATGATTGGTATCTATACCACTCCTCTGGTGATCTACCAGTTTCTACGACGAACTTGTTGATCGCTGCTACACGCTCATCAATTTCTACGGGTTTATAAGAAATAGCTTCAGAAATAGAATCAAAACTATCGAAGTCTTTACCCAGCCTTTCGCTTAGGAATTGAAGAACCTCTTGGTCTACATTTATATCTTCTGCTTTCGCTTCCTGTTGCACAGGCTGTTCGGCCTGTGGTGTTTCTACCTGTTGAACTTCTGGTTGAGGCTCTGGGGTAGGTGCTGAAACCTCGGCGTCAGGTTGTGCCTGAACCTCGGTTTCTTGTGGCTCCTGCGTAGGAGCTTCTTGCGTAGGTGGCTCATCGCTAATAGCGAAGCCAGCTGACGCCATTGCTTCTTCTAAGTCTTTATTCATATTACATTAAATTTATTTATATACGTTTTAGTACTCGAAACCCAAGTACACAGCTAAGTCGCCTCCATCAGCATTTGTTCCATCTAGAGTGCCAGCGGTACTTAAAACAACAACTTTACCCATAACAAATAGTTTGTCATCAGACTTGTCTTTAGATAAAATTACTGGAGACGATACTGGTGCAGCACTCCCAGTTATGCTATAGCTAGTTAAAATATTAAAATTCGTGCCAGTACCTTCTGTCTCGTGATTACATCTAACAGCAGCAATAGGCTGATTTAATACAGCGTTAGCGCTACTTAAATTTTCTGCATCAGCTGAAGTACCAAAACTTCCCCCAGCATTATCGTGATGAAATATAAGAGCAACATCTTCAGCTGTAAGTTTGTTTTGATAATCTACTATTGTAGCGCTAACTAGCTTACATGTGTGAGCTGGAAGTACAATTTCTGTTGAATCAAATAATACATCATTAAGAGCTAATTCAGCAGCTACTATTGTTGGTGTTAATTTTATAAGTGAGTATGCCATAGTTTCTTAATTTTTAAACAGACCAGAATCCGTATTCTACAGATGTCGCTCCTCCATATGATTCAGCTGTAATAGCTAAAGCGTTATACAGTGGGAAGAAAGCAAACTCTCCGACTCTAATTTTAAAGACTACGTTACCATCAATCTTTACTTGTAAGAAGTCCGTGCTGTTAGCACCAGAAATAACTTTTATATATGCATATGAAAAAGCGCTGTTTGAATCAATCAATGCTTGAGCAGAGCCTGTAGCAATACTTTTTCTAGCAATATCAACTGTGGGGGCTGTTACAGTTAAATTAGTAGTCACAGAAAAACTCAGAGTATCTGATGAAGTATCTGAACTTGAAAATGATAAAGTCGGTGTTAATGTCGCCATCTTATTTTAATTTCTTCTTTTATATAGTGCAAATATAGGGAATCTAGGAAATCTTATTTTTTACCGTATGTCTTCTTCTGACCTTTCGGTGGACGCTTACTGTGCCCTCCTGCTTTCCATAAAAATCTGTTAGCCCAATATGCGGCACTACCTTTACGTTTAATATTTTTTGCGTGTCTACTTTTGAAAGCTTTTCGTGCTTCGGGGCTGTAGTTGTTCCCCATCTTCTGATCACCAAAACGTACGACAACACCCTTCTCTTGTCCAGGGCCAATCGTAGAAAGAACCACAGCCTTTTTAGTAGGGTGGTTTCTTGTGAGCTTTGGTTTGTTAACTCCTTTAAGCCCAAGCTTTTTTAACTTGTCTTTTATAGCCATTAGAAGTCGCTCATTATAATTTCATCAATAGCATCTTGTACATCACTCTTGCTTGCCTCCATTGTCATCATGATGTTTGCTTGGAAACGGTCCACCTCTTCTCCGTTGTTGAATACAACGATTGTAGGGACCACGACGATTTTGTGCTCCGCCTGTAACTCTGGAGCATCGGCAATGTCTACACGGGTTGTTGTGCAGTCGTTTAGCTTTTCTATCCATGGCACACTGTTTTGAGAGTTGAACGAAGCGTTAAACTCTGCAACACATATGCCGTCTTTACTAATTTCTGGGGCACTCTCCAGAGGAGATACATGCGCCACCATTAATAACGATAGAAGCGATAATACAGATACTAGAACAGTTTTCATTTTTCATCATTGTAATTTATCTATCTTTTCTTCGATGCGGTCAAGATCTTCTTTAAGTTCTGACACATCTTCTTGTGTAGTCATAATAGTTTGACGGATCAGTTGATCTTTCATGTCAAACTCCATACGAGTAACTTCTGCAGGTAACGGCTCAGGCAGTTCTTTAGCTAATGCTATGTCTGCTTGAAGAGCAAACCACATCCCGATAAGGGCCGCTAGCCCTGCTGCACCCATACCTATTGTCTTTAGGTCTAGTGTTACTTTAGTATCCTCTCCAATTTCTTTTGCCATTATATTATTACATAATTAAGTCCTACAGTAAAGTCATGCCATTCTCTATTCCAATACTTATTGTATTTACCTTCTAAGAAAACACCAAGGCTTTTATTTAATCTCCACCCAAAGATAAGGCCTGCACCGTAATCGATCCATTGAGCTCCATCAGTAGTTTCAAAGTAAGAGTACTCACCTTCTGTCTTTAAATGATATGGCATAACACTAACCCAAGAGTGCAGCCAGTAATCTTTTGTAAAGTGATAATAGTCATAACCCAGAACAAGAGAATAATTCCATTGATTAGGCAGCTCACTACGCTTACGATCTACGTAGTCACCGATAACTTCAGGAATAACAACCTGCTCCCATACGTCAGAACTATTTGCAATAAGTTCTCCGTTAGGAGTAAAGTACTCTTCTGACTGAACGTCAACACTATACCCTTCTTGTATAGCTAAACTTGTGTAGTGCAAGCTACCGTTAGGTAGCACCCACTCGTCTAGTGGATTGTAACCGTATGGCTCTGATATACGCTGAGCTATACCTACGTTAAAACTAAACTTACTATTGACGTTTAAACGTAAACGTTGAGAACCCTCAAAGTATTCGACATCAGCAAAACCATCTTGTAGATACTCAGCTTTAGCGATCCAGTTTTTTGCAACGTAACGAAGAAAATAATCTTGATCTAAAAAGTTTCTACCCTGCTGCCTTCGCCAGTCAGCTTCAAACAAAAACTCAAATCCTTTTACCTTACCGATGTTTGCTGCATCACTATACGATCTTTCAGTACCGTTGTAAAAAGTATTCGCTCTATTTTCATATCCAAACCTAGCAATCTTTCTCACACCCAAAGTCATAGAATAATCAAAAGGTGTTTCTACAACATCGGTTTGCAATCCATTTGTTACAGAATAAATATTATCGTCAGCCACAGAATTACCACCGCTAACAGCTGCATAAAAAGTTGCAAACTTAAATGTTTTTTTCAACGTTTGTCCTTTTGCATCTAAAGACGCACCAAGAATAAACACGACAAGCATTATTGCCATGTAAAGAAAAAACTGTAACCTTTTATACTTACGGCAGTTATTTAGTTTGTCTGATGACATCACAATTCAAATCCTACATTTAAAACCATAAATCTAAACTTTTTTGCGTAACGTATTTCTAGGATAGTGATTGTTCCTAATCTCCACTCTAAATGATACTTTTCTTTTTTGTTGTTAGCGTTCCAGCTATTGATCCAATTAATGTTCATGATTTAATAATTTTCTTTTTAATAATTCTAGAGTTGTATTGTATAACGACCTCATACACACCGTTTGAAAGGTGTGAAAGGTCTATTGTTTTATCAGAAGTCTGTATAACAACTTGACCTAAATAGTTATACAAAGATACCATATCTATTGATGGTGCTTTAATATTTAAAATGTCTGTTACAGGATTGGGATATACACTTATATCTCTCGTTGTTTCTAGGACTCCTTGTGGCCAGCCTTGCTCACAGTAAGAGT